TTCGCCCTTCTCAAGCCTATCTAATTCCCTATCTGTAGCAGTGACCACAAAGGAAGAACCCTCCTCCACTGTGCTCCAACCTTTACCGTCAGATAGAACGATGATTGTATTATTACTTTTCATATTATTGCTTTTCATTTTGGCCTCCTATGGCCTGTGCTTCCTTAATTAATTCATACAGTCCAACCGAAATGTCGTGCTGTAACCTAGTAAACCTCCCTTCTGGTAGGGATTCATAGGGCCTATCGTCTTCCTTTACGGTGTAGAGATCGCCGGGACCCCAACAAACAGGCTTGTCTTCGCAGTGAATAGATAGCCATGCTGTACACTCCGGGTCTCCTAAGTCTCCCTTGAGGTCTGTCACTGTAACAGTACACTCTTTGTAAGAGCCAAAGCCTAGACCGATGATGTGTGTAAGCCTTTTGAATGAGAAAGTTTTAGCTAAACTAAGCATCATTGACCTCCAGTCTTGTATTCAAGAAGTACTTCGCCATTCTTGGTTAGTGATTCGATTACTTGATGCGCTGCTTTTCGTTTGCGCTCTGCTCTCTCTGTCTTACGTTTGTAATGGTAAGTATGGTACTTAGGACCGTGGTCAACGAATCCAATGACGGGGCCTGGCTTACTAGCATCACAAAGTAAGCAGCTATTACAATTAATAGCTCCGAACGATGTAGTATTAGGACAGACAATACCCTTGTGTCCAGCCTCTGTAGTGAACGGCTTGCTTGGAATCTTTATCAGGTTCTCTGGCCGCTCCATATAGTCATGAGGAAGTACGACAGTAGCTCTAAAGCCCAGCCCTATAGCCTCATCGACCTCCTCTAAGGTATCGCATGACGCCATAAAGGAGCCAGCATATCTTAGGTTGTCTCTCCATTGGTGGATGTACCCCACTACAGCGAGACCCCAAGCCTTTATCATATTGATAGACTTGTCTACGTACTCCTCACGAAGGGCAGTAATCTCACCGATAGCGGTAAGCCTTGCCATCCTGGCACCCATTGGACTCTTAAGTAAGGCGGACTCAAGACTGTAGTCTTTACCTCTTACCTTAGCTTTCATCATTGAAGCATGACCGAAGGCCACTGTTCCGAATTGAGAGTAGCACTTCTTTTCATCTAAGAGAGAACATCCAGCACAGCTTCCAAGGCTTTGCTCTCTGGTCTCTCCTACATAAAGAGTAGGGACCTCCCCTGTCTTTTCATTGTCTTTACTTACGCCCCATAGGGCAGCACTGTCAGGTAGTTTCGCAATCATTCCAACCTCCATTGGTATTGTTTTTGCTATTTGGTTTTACTTTACTCTATGTCCAACTCTTCTAATGCATCGTTGTCCTCCTCTTCGATGTCGTGTAAACACCGGTCACACTCTTCTTCATCTATGGTAGTTACCCAAGCTCCACACTCTATACAAGTAGGTGGTTCAGGAGGGCTCTCCAGCTTCCATTCGTCGTGCTTAGTCATTTCTAAGTGCCTCCCTTTCCTCATCAGTTTCAATATGATAAGGGATTTTATAAGGTTTGAGGGTGCTGTTTACGAGGGCCATCACAGTCTGTACACTGTTGTAATTCCTCCAAGCTACACAAGTATTCTCATCACAGTACACTTCGCCTATCCAAGACCCATTAGACTTTACGAATCGAATGTGGTGTGGAAGTCTTCCTTTGTATTTTCTGCGCTTATGGTAAGCAACTACATGCCCTCTCCACTCAGTAGCAAACTGATTACAGGGTGGGTCGGCAGCTTCAATAATAGATAAGGGGCAGTCCACTTGAACAGGACCCATCGACTCATCAACATCCTTATAAGACCACTCTCCTTCATGTCTTTGAAGTAAGTAAAGACAAACAAAGGAAGGTCCGCCGGGACTCTTTATTGTAAGCCAAAGGCTTCTCCCAAAGTTTTTCGTTCTCTTACATAAGACCTCTCCACCTCGGTCGGAGATACCGCCTATTATGTCCTTGACTACACTACTTCTACAGTGGCTATTGTGCGGTGTTATCCAGCCCATCACTCACCTCCCTTCATCCGGTTTCCGCCTTGCTCCATTGCTCGGCTCCCCAAAAGTATAACCCGACGTTATCAAACCTGTCAACCCCGAAACTACCAAGGGTAGTTTCCGCGCGCGTATGCGTGCGCTATGTGTCCATGTACGACTCGGCTTCGGAATCGGCACAGTCCTCTTCGCGCATCATCTCACGTATCTGCATACCTGCGGCTGCCTCTAAGGGTATGTCCCTGTTCCATGCCTGGTTGAGCATGCGTGCGTACTGACCTCTGAACGTGCGTTCGATTGAGCCTGTAGTTTTCCAGTCTGTACAAAACCCCTGGTTCCACCACTGAGGTACTAACCTAGATAATAAGGACACCCCTTGCTGGTAGATACCTAAGGCTGTCTCTCTATTTATAATAGGAGACCTGTACTCTAAGAGCCCGGCCAGTTCAATAAGTTGCGCAGCATCCTTGGCATCTAAGGCTAACACTAGGGATACCATAAGCGCGTGCTTTACAGTAGGTACCGAGGGAACAAGTAAATCAAAGTCTCGCCAGGCTTCGCAGACACCCTGTGCGTAGTGCTTGGTTGTACGTGTGTACCCAAGTGCGGCTGCGTCTACGATACGTGCGTTCACAAGTGAGCGCACGAGCTTGCGGTAGCGCTTGATGGCCTGCACACACACACGCGCTTCCTCTTTTGTAGTAAGGGAATCCGCAATGCTTCTTACAATTCCATCTGCCCACGCGCGCTTGGATGCATCGGTCAGGGTTTCAGGGGACACCACCTTCACTTGTATGTTCTTACCTGGGAACTTCCAAAGCCTACCCCTCACACCCAAGAAGAACTCCCGCCTGCCTGGTATGACACCCACCCAATAGGTCTGCATGCCTATCTGGATCAGACCAGCAGACACTATGTCGTACCTTTTCCTCTTGGTACCACCCTGCAAATAGAAGTACCCAATGTTTGCGCCGTAGTTATTTGAATCCTCTCTACCTTGGGAGTACTTCTTCCTGCACTTAACGCTTGGCGGTGCGTTCCTGCCTTTCATTCCAGGGTCTCGCCAGAAGGCTGCTCACATGACGGGCAATAAATATCCCCCACGTATAGAGTGTCGCACTCTATGCACGCGCGCTCTTCCTGTTTGGGTGTTACGTCCTCAACCATAAGGCTGAGACAGTGCTGACCGTTCAGCCCGAGCACCTCTTGCAAGAGGCACAGGTTCTTTATTGTTGGCATGGTCTTACCGGATTCCCAGGCTTGATACGCAGGTTGTGAGACGCCAACAGCCTTTGCCACCTTTCGCTGGGTCAGGTTCTTGTCTTCTCTTTTTGATGTGAGATGCTTCCCAAATACAGTCATTGCTTGACTCCTTGTTTCACATACGATAACTCACAGCTATCACCCCGGCAAGGAGGACAACTTGACCGACATTGAGAGACACATCTTAGCTACCCTGCTGATGTCAGCGGGCGCAGGATTCGAGGAAGCAGAAGAGGAACTGCAACTACAAGACTTTTGCTCTGAGCAGCACAGAGCCTTGTTCGCGTGGATAGGAAACCAAATACAGATGAAGCTAACACCAGACCTATCGGTGTTGCTTTCGGACAAGAACGTGTCTGATTCTGTGGGTGGGAAGGACTACATTCAAAGGATGATAGCGTACGCTGGCCCGCCAGCTTCTATGAGGAGTTGGGCTACCAAGCTTCATAGCGGTGCTCGCATGCGCAGGATTCAGGATGCAGCAAGCGAAATCATAGAGCTATCCAAGACCGAGGTGACAGCGGAAACTTTAGCTAAAGAGTCTGAACAGATAATGCTGAACGCCACTGCGGATAAGTATTCAGAAGGACCTCAAGGGATTGACTCTTTGGTTACAGCAAGATTAGACCAGTGGGAAAAGATTCAACGGGGTGAGCTTACTGAGTACGTCCCGTCTGGGTTCAAATCATTTGATGACCACTTCTTTGGCTGGCCCGTAGGCTACCCTGTAATCGTGGGTGGCCGCACCAAGATGGGCAAGACCATGTTCATGCTGTCCGCTGCTTTACGGGGCGCACACACGGGCGTGCCGCAAGGAATACTCTCTATTGAAATGCCCGCTTCATCCTTAATGGATAGGATTGCTGGCGTGAGCGCGGGCGTCCCCTCGTTTGCTGCTCATCGCGGTACAGAAGAAGACATGGAGAAACTGTGGGATGCTTTGAATACAGTGCGCAAGCTACCCATACAAGTAGACGAGTCCTCAAGGAGGCTGTCTTCTATTGAGTCTTCGATCAGAAGAATGGTTCGCAGGGATGGGGTGCGTGTAATCTGGCTGGACTATCTTCAACTGATCAGCGGTGTGGGCAGGGTCGATAACCCTGTTCAAAAGATTGAAGAAATCTCTGAAGGTATCCGGGCTATTGCCAAGAGTGAGGGTGTATCTATTATCAATATGATGCAGTTCAATCGAGACGGCGAGCGTGTAAAGATTGACGGTAAGCTGGGGTACCCAACAAGTACAGCGTTCCGTGGCTCAGACAGGCCACTGTTCGACAGCGCTATAGCCTTCGGGCTTTACAGGCCGTGGCATTACCAACCACCAGTAGACGCCATCACAGGGCAGCCACTACCACCTGAATCTTTGGGTGATAGGCTTCAGCCGCTGGAGCTTGTGTGTCTTGCGTGCAGGTACACCGCCCCTAAGAACCTCAAGTTTTGGGCTCGTCTATCAGTCCAACAGCTATTCGACGGTCAAGATCCAGGATTTGGCGAGACCAAATAGGACACCCTTCTCTTTGAGCCATCTCAATTGCGCACTCACCCTCCCCCCGAACGTCATCAGCGGTCAGGCGGGAGGGTGTTCCGTACAGGACAACACACCCTGAGGTGTCGTCGGACTCAAGTAGGGACCACCTGGATACCCAGAAGCCACTGAACGATATCCGGATAGGGCGACAGTTGAACACTTCCTCTCTTGCCATTGAGAAGTACCTGGCAATCAGGATGTCAGTGGTCTTCAACCAGTCCTTGCCCATCTCCTCCCGCCACGCCTTGAACTCAACCCGTATCCGAAACAACTGGTACTCAGACTGCGCCATGTACATGGTGGTGTGCTTACGCCACAACAGGAACAGCTTGCGTATGTCGTTGTCGCGCGCGAGCACCCGCTCAAATTTGTTAGCCAGTTTCAATTGCTCAAGGTTCCACCCCGCGTGTTGTGACAGGGTCGCAGGCCACCCATTGTCACCGCGTAACGCGGGCACGACTTGGCCTTTCCACATCTTCTTTCTGTACATTTTTCTTGACAGCCTCAGGTTATCACAATAAAAGGTGGGGGAGCTTGGACAGAAATGGACAAGATAAAAGTATACATGGCAGCGACCGGCGATTCGTTGGTCTCTATAGCAAGGCGGGCTGGGGTGGACCCAGCAGAGTTGAGGAGAATTTCGGCTAACAAAAGGAAGCCAGGGAAGAGAGTACGAACACGCATAGCGTTCGCTATGGGTATCACACTAAACGAACTAGACGCAGACATGGATGTGTTTGTGTCACGAATAAGGAAGTCTAATGACTTGGAAAGAAATCGAGGCGATTCTTAAGCGCCCATTCGATGACCACGAAATCAACTGGAAACTAAAGACTGTCACCAGTAATGGTAAGGCTTTGTTGCTTGCTTACATGGACGCTCGTGGAGTGCGGGATAGGCTTGATGAAGCGTTCGGTCCACACTGGATGACTGCTTACTGTGCGGGGCCAAGCGGCGGCGTCATGTGTACGCTGTCAGTTAAGTGGAACGGCGAATGGGTTTCTCGTTGTGGTGTTGCAGAGAACACTAACATTGAAGCTGTAAAGGGTGGCGCATCAGATGCACTCAAGCGTGCGGCTACTGCCTTTGGGGTTGGCCGTCATCTGTATGACTTAGGCGCTACGTTTGCTACCATCCAAGACAAGGCAGACTACAGTGTAGAGAACGGTAGGTCGGTGTATTGTAAGGGTAAGGGTTATGCTGTTGCCCCAAGTATCCGGGTTGCGCAGCCTGACTTATTCAATAAGCCAGCACCCAAGAAGAAAAAGCCAGCACCCAAACCTCAAGTAAAAGCTCCTGTTGTTCCTGGTGTTCCGGCTGCTATGGAAGCCAAGACAAAGAAGACAACTGCTGATTACATCAACAAGCTAAGAAGTATTTGTAAGTCCCGTGAGCTTAGTAAGCTGGAAGCCGAAATGTTTATTGGCTTATGCACCGCCATTATGAAGGACGGGGTTGTCGATAAACAAGGGTACTCTCCTAAGGGTCTGAAGAACGCCAGCCTACAAGTACTGCGTATCGCTGTCCGTAAAGGGATGGAGCTTGATGAGCTTGATGATGGTGGCTTTACCGACAAGCTGTGTGCGTATGAAAACATTCATAAGTCTTTAGGTCCTCAACAGTGAGGGCTAACAACTCATCCCTGGGGTGGCGGGATTCATTACCAACCAATGGTTCTGTATCGGGCAACCGCCATCCCTACGGGGGTGCTAAATGAAACTCGCCTATCAGAAGTGTGAACTGTCTGGCTGCCACAGGCGCGGAAGTGTGTTCAAGCAAAGCGACATTACTGGAAAGTATTTGGTGGTCTGTGTTGAGTGTGCCCAGAAAGGAAAGAAGAAGAAGCCTGTAGGTTCAAAGCAAGGGAGCTTGGTATGATGAAAAAAAGTAAATGGGTAGAGACCGAGATCGAAGTTGGAGGAGAAGTTTTCCTTATTCCCCTGCGTTGTCGGATGGAAGCAAAGAATGGGCGGTTCCGAACTCGCATTCAGATAAGGGATCTCCAGACCAATAAATGGCACGCACGCCATACGAGTGATTGGATGCGTCTCCCTGCGATCACAAAAGTCACACGCGACTATTTAGACACCCTGGCCGAGGGGATGGCAGATAAGCTTGTCCACGATACTGTGGCCCATAATATGCTGCACCCTGATTGGAGGGTGTGATGGCTAATCGTAAACCATCATTGACAAGCAAAGCAGTCGATGGACTTAGCACCGTTCAGTATATAGCTGAAGCAAGCTTGGAGAGCTTTGTAACCGACGCTGTTAGGAACACAGAATACGAACGAAGAATTATGCGCGGCATCAAATACATACAGGAACTGACCGATTGGTATGCCATCAAGCAGAAGGGGGGGTGAGTGATGGCTAAACGTAGAGCGAAGCACGGCTACTGTGCGTCATGCGGCAACGCCCTGAAAAGGCCAGCAGCCTTTGAAAGCTCCTGCTCCATAAGGTGCGCTGCCGATGCTTGGTATGCGCTACAGGGTAGTGGTTGTGGCCTGGACAATGAGTCCTGCACACAGTGTGGAGAGGGGGTGGAGATGTGTGAGTGCCACCCCGCTATTTCCTACCTTGACATTAGCGCGTGGGGTTCTTGATGCCAATCTATGATTACGAGTGCAAGCTCTGCGGAGAAGTGACAGAGGTCATCCAGCGGCACACGGACCCTGCACCTAAGTGTTGCGGCAAGCTAACAAAGCGGATGGTGTCAAGAACATCCTTCGCCCTCAAGGGTGGGGGTTGGTACAAGGATAGCTATGGGTTGAATCCGAGAAGGGCCCCGGCGGGAGAACCTGATGGACAGGAATAAACTTATGCAATGTATCTCGGAGGCTATGCCTCATGTGTACAGACAGCAGGGCCACGGCAAACACGAGCAAGACCGCGCCGACGCTGAAGCCTGGTGGGCAAAGTGGAAGAGCGTACGTAAGCAGTGTTCCGAGTCGAGCAACCCAAGCAAGAAAGAGGGGGCGATAGATGTCTTTGGGCAGCCGGGTGAGTCATGAGAAAACTATTCCTTCTTGCTGTCCTATTGGCTGCGTGCTTACGGCACCAAGTAAAGGAAGGCTGCATCAAGTACACGGACAGTTGGTATGCCTGTTGCCCTAAGGGGACAGACATAGAGATAAGTAAGAGTTTATTTAAAGAGTACCAGTGTGTTCCAAAGGAGGAGCGGAATGAAGAAGAGGCACGAGAGGCCATGTAAGTGTGAGTCCTGCAATAATCTTAGAGCAAAGATTGTGAGGTGGGAACCTGAATTTGCGAGAGCCTTGTTGGGAAAGATCATACCTTTCGTCGAAGGGTACGAAGCTATCTGCCAACACCTTGCTCAAGGTGAGGAAGATAAAGCGTGGGAACTCTCCCGCAACTTGGCAAAGAACTCAAAGCTACTGAAGAAGGAAGTCCTTTCCCTCTTCCCGCGCAAGAGAACCAAACGTCCTTATTGATAGGACATAAACAAAACAAAGGAGGAGCAATGTCTCAGACAAAATCGCTCTATGAAGACCCAAACATTGTGGTGTTTGGTGGGAAGATTACGCAGTTCCTGGAAGGGAAGAACACGCACGGCAATCTAAAGATTGAAGCCAAGCTTGTGAATAGCCACGGGCAAGGTAAAAAAACATTTGATACAGTTGTCGGTGTTACAGCCTACGGGGCTGCTGCTTCAAAGATGAAGGACCTATACGAGTCTCACTCGTACTGTTTGGTACATGGTCGGCTTGCCTCCAACAGAGGTGATGACCTGTTCGTGATACCCAGCCAAGTGTTTGATGGGGGTGTTGAATGAAAGCCCTATTCGTAAAGGTCGGCGGGTACGAGATGCTTGACATCTCTAAGCTTATGCTCAACAGATTAGACAACCCATCTCCAATGCTGTGCCAGCATGACCTCAAGGCTATCGGCGCAAGCGCTATCCGTCAGTTCGATGATACCAAGGCTGGCCCTAAGCTTCGCCTGTCTGCCGCTGGCTCATGCGTTCGTCAGCTTGCCTACTCGTGGCACAACTACGACGCCAGCGAGAAGCTGAACGCAGCCTCAAGGCTTACCTTTATGGTAGGCGATGTGACCGAGAGCGCTGTTGTTGCACTGATTGAGGAGGTTGGTGCCTCCCTTAAGAAGGAGGACGAGGACTCCTTTGAGTTGCTTCACACGGGTGCCGGTCAGTCTTCTGTCTACATTGACATTAGTCTAAGCAAAGACCAAACGCTCCGGGTGTCGGGCCACCCCGATGGTCTGCTTATCCTTAGGCGGTATGTCCCCGGCTCGTTCGATGGAGAAGAATACAGGGCTATCCTGGAGGTCAAGTCCATGTCTGACTATGGCTTCAAGAAGTTCCGCAAGAGCGGGATGACAAAGTCTGATTCTTACTACGGCCAAATCCAAGCGTACATGCTGGCTCGTTCACAGATGGACGGGGTGCCGTGTGAGTACACTTACATCGTTGCCTATGCTAAGTCGAGTGGCGCAAAGGACGCTGAGTTTATAGACAGAGACAAGACTGAATGGCGCTCTCTTCCTCCACTGCACGGTCAGTGGGTTCAGGCAGACCCTGAGTACCAGCAGGGGCTGTTAGACAAGTACAAGAATATCGCAACGAGCGATGGGCCAGAAGAATTCGAAAGACCTTATGGTCCGGACAAGAAGGGCAAACTAGGTTTCCCATGTAGCTACTGCTCCTACATGAAGAAATGTTTTCCTGATGTGAAAGAGAGAGCAGCAACAACATTCTGGCGTGCTAACGCCACCAAACTAACTCCATTTGTAGAGGGACAATAAAATGCTAAACACAGTAATGCTTGTAGGAAATGTGAAGAGAGAGCCGCAAGAAATCATGAACGGGAAGATGAAGTCTTTCATGGTGACTACCTGGAACACAAACCGTAAGACGATGCAGAGGTATGACACTCATCACGTTATTGATGTGCTTGGTTCGTACAACCTTCCAATGATGCACGTTGGTTCCCTCGTTGCTATTCGTGGAAGCATGAACCGACGCTCAAGCGAGAAGGATGGAGTTAAGACATGGTACACTTCGGTCCTGGCTTTCGAGGTTACAATGTCCGACGCTACCAGCCCTGCTGCTGACGGACACACCGGTGGCCCTGGCTCCGCACCACCTACGTCTTACCCCCCCAAGGCTGAGCCTGTCGTGGATGCTGACGACGATGAGGACTTCGGATTCTAATGCAGGTCCGCGACACCAAAGCTTGGGCGTCTCTCACTAAGAAAGTCGAACAAGTTGGTGGATACAACACCGCAGCCCAATCTCTGTTAGAGTCGGTTGGGTTGCGTGTTACCCCCAAGATGATGCGGAAGTGGGCGTTGGGTGAAAGGATACCAACGAACACAGTAAAGACAGATGACCTAAGCCCTGGTGACAGGCACCTATTAAACACATGGTTAGGGATACCTGATGAGCACTGGTGGACAGAAGAAGAAGAAGAAGAAGAAGAAGAAGAGGTCGGACCTGCTTGGGGCTTCTACCCCCCAGACGAATAAGAGGTACTGGGCAGGCATAGACCCCGGCAAGAATGGAGCAGTGGTCATCATATCGGAAGAGGGTTTCGTGGCGGCGCACTTACTTAGGCGTTGCGTCTATCAAAACAAGTGGATGATTGCAGAGCTTATTGACGTAGTCAGCAAGGTCGCAGCGTTTCAACCTACAGCAGTACTGGAGAAGCAACATGCTAAACGAGGACAAGGACTTTCTTCCACGTTTACAACTGGGTTTGGTTATGGGATTCTTATTGCTGCTTGTAGTTCACAGTGCATTGACTACGAAATCTTCTTCTCAAGAAAGTGGCAATCGATTTTGGCGGAAGAGAAAGGACAAGACTCAAAGGAAAAGGGGTTGAGCCTGGCATACAGGACCTTCCCAGAACTACATGAATTCACCAGGGTTAAGCACAACGGGCTGTCGGACGCAGCTTGCATGGCCCTATTTGCAAGGAGCAGAGCGAATGGAGAAACGAGCGATTGAGATTATCAAGGACACATGTTCAATAGAGAACGTAATCTCTCAGTACACAAGGCTTGTCGGAAGCAAGCCACAACTAAAAGGCATGTGCCCTCTACATAAAGACGGTAAGCCCTCCTTCTTTGTCAACACAGCGCGGAGTGTATTCTTCTGCCACGGTTGCCAGAAGGGTGGCGATGTGCTCACCTTCATCCAGGAAGTAGAAAAGATTCCGTTACCTGACGCTATCAGCTTCCTTGCTGACAAGTACGGGATTGAAGTAGAGGGGTCGCCTTCTGTTTCTCCGGGTAGGAGAAGGTATCTTTCGAACTTGCAGACCTACTTACGGGAAAGCCTGGACAACAACTGTGGCGAACGCGCCACCCTGTATCTACATGAGAGGGGTGTGGACATAGAGCAAGCGGAGAACCACAACGTAGGATACTTCCCAGACAACGCCAAGTCTCGCGGGTTCTTGCGGTCAGAGTTTGCCCAAGCCCTGGGTCTTCGCAGGCTTGTGGGCCGAGTAACCTTCCCCTTCTATTCGTACAGCGGGGCTATCGTTGGGTACGGTGCTCGCACTATTACAGACCAAAGCCCTAAGTACACGAACACATCCAACTCAGGTGGGTTCAAGAAGAGTAAGTGTTTGTTTGGGTTCAACTATGCCAAGAAGCACACTACCGATGTGGTGGTTGTTGTTGAGGGATATCTCGATGTCCTTGCTGTAAATGAATCAGGCATGCGCGCCGTGGTGGCGACCTGCGGAACAGCCCTAACTGATGATCACGCAAAGAAACTTTCTAACAGGTGGAGCACAGTCATCCTCTGTATGGACTCGGACCCAGCCGGTCGTGAAGCTGTAGCCAGGGCTATCCCTATTCTCTACAAGCACGGCCTCAACGTGTTCGTCGCCAAGCTTGATGAAGGTGAGGACCCTCACTCCACCCCTCCGATGAAGCTACTCAAGGCTCTACAGTCAGGGAGGCACGGCTATGACGTTATTATTGACACTGTATCCAGCAACCCCTTTGAAGCAGCCAACCAACTTAGACCTGTACTGATGACGCTGCCTCCAGCCTGTCGGTATGTGATGTTCGAAAGAGTGGGGGCTAAGCTCGGATTACCTCAGGCGTTGTTCACCACACCATCAACCGGCATGCCGCCAGCTATGGATGTCCTTCAGCCTGTGCCCAACACCAACTTGGACTACTTGCTTCTATTCCTTATTCACAGGAACGAGGAGGCCGATGCCCTCACATTCATGTCCCCATCAGACATCAAAGATGATTGGTATAAGTGGGCCTTCGAGAAACTATACGACGGAGAGCCGGTGTCCTCCCTGATAAACCAATCAAGGGATAACCCTGCTTTCTCCAGCGCTTTGTCGAGGTTGTCTAATACAGCCCAACCCACTGGGTTCGTAGAGATAGCTGTTCAGTCAGCCTGTTTGGTGGTGGCGCAGTCTATTGCAGCACAGATATACGACGCGGTTCATTCAGAGCCAACAGACTTTGAGCTAATCAAAAGTCTACAGGAGAGGAGGCGCTCCCTTATGAACTCTGTCCACATGGGCTAACCATTCTCGGTAACCTTGGTGGTGCGGGTAACCTTGCGTTGCCTGCGCCTCTTCTCTTTGTTTACATTAGAGCGAATCTTACCTTCAAGGGCTACCTTCATGGCACCCCCACCCCATACCGGGCCTCGCGGCCCGGCCATTGCGTCTGCTATTTGTTGTAGATTCTTCTTGTAGGGCTGGTAAGCCTCGTCTTCATTAGCGTTCTGCCAGGCTTCCGTATACTTTGTTGGGTCTGCCATTTGTGTCTCCTATTTGAGGGGGTCAACCCCCACGGGGGATTCCGACTCTTTGAGTAATTTCTTAGCCTTATACTGTTCGTTCATAAAGTCTCTAAGGCGAGCACGCATGATTGCGTTCTCCCACTTTGCGTTCCTTTGAGTAACCCGCAGCCCCGACAACGCTTCAACTGCGCGGAGATATGAGGGGATATCGGTGCTGCCGGGGTCTATCGCCGTACCATAGCCGTGGGCTGGGGAGAAGGCTCCCGATGAGTCCACGCTTCCCAAGGAGGCAGCATGGCTAAGAGAGGCAATGTCTGTGTAGGATACAGCCTGTTTGATTAGTCGCCCCCAAGGGAGACTACCAACAGCCCAGTTGGCCGTACCGCTGACGACTGGTATGTCGTCGTAGGCTGTACCTTCCTCGTTTACACGCCAAGCCATAGACAGTCCCATCATTTGGTTTATGTAATCAGCAGCAAGCTCTCCGGGTCCTCCAAATCTATCCGCAATTCCGCGAGTCATGTCGGCAATCATGCGACCGTTTGTCAACTCTGATATTGGCTTATCGTAGAAAAAGTGTCGCCCCGACCCCAATTCTGCAAGGACTCGTATGGGTATATTACCCTGACCCACCACCCTGAGTAGCGGCTGTCTTCCAGAATGGTTCCAGTAACGAGTCTTGTAATCCGCCCCGTTGAGGTGGCCAATGACTCCATGCCTAAGGAATCTTGCGGAATCAAAGAACGGGTTGAGCCATTCGTTGAACCCCTCTTGGGGCAGCCCAAACCCTTCCATAAAGACGTTGCTCATTCCAGGAACAGGAAGAGAAATCCTGTGGTAAGAGTGTGGCTCACGCTTAGCCAGCATAGATTGTCTGTTTGGATTCACTGGGCGCAAGCCGGTCTCTTCATCCTCAAGGGCAGCGTTCGCGATATTCGGTAAGCCCTCGTACATCAAGTGATTGAAGCTGCTGTAGAAGGAGGGGACCTTACCGATAGATTCCAACTGCAACCAAACATTCTTGTTGCTCCAAACAAAGAATGGAAAGATGGTTCGCATGTACTGCTTCTGAACTGAAGTCAGGTCACCGTAATTGAATAGGTGTTTCTCTACCCGCTTGGCCGAATCAGCAAGGCTTGCTCCTTGTGAAAGAGCGCCCCTGAAGTTCAGCACCCTGGCCTGGTTCTCGATAGTGCGACCAAGGCTTGCCCCCAAACCTTTGGGGAGAGTAACAGGGAGGCCACCAGTGATAGCCATTGGTAGCATCACAACAAGGGCATCTTCTGTAACACTGAGGCCCTGCTTGGCTTTAGTCCAGGTACCGCCCAGCCCATTCCGGGCCATCATATCTAATAGGTTTGCCTCAACGTCTGCAATGTCAACGTACTGAGTAAACGATTCGGACAGCACACCGTGCCTTTTCAGAATGTCGTAGGAGTCATCCAGGGAACGGATAACCCCATCACCCAAATCAACGCCGTCATCTATCATTCTACCGTACTGGGTTTCGAACAACTTAGAGCGGGTCTGTCTACTATTGTAGGCTAGGGTTGTTTCCCCGTGTAGTCGTGGCGCAGCAAGAGCCTTCCTCGCCTTCACCATGCTCCCAAATTCTTCGTAATGACTAACGCCAACAGCCAGTACTCCAGAGATCATGTTCGACTTGGGGTCAAGTACAGTCGGAACATCCAGGTTCAGAAAGCTTTGAACCACGTTCGACACTGCGTTCCTTGCGTGAAAGGCAATAGCCAACACGGTCAGTCTTACTTTGTAGAAGTTTTGGATATTATCAAGAGCCCCTTTGAATGCCCCTGATTCACCCAACTGTCCCGCAAGAATGTTCTCCATAGAAGCAACTACAGACTCAGGAATATAAAGCTTCCAGCCCTCTTGCCCACCAGCAAAGTACATACGCAGGTCTTTACCTTTGAACCGTATGTCCTGATTAGCATACTTCATCACCCTGTCCCGCAGGCTTGCGGCGATAGAATCAAGTGCTGCGTTCTGTGCCGCCTCGTCAGTAAGCTCAAGCGCTGAGCGAACAAGGTCTCTTACGTTGGTTAGCTTGTCGGCACCCGACTTCATTTCATAGTATCGAATGGCACCGATTGTATCTTCAATACGGGATATCGCCTTGATCTCTCCAACCTCTGTGGCCCATGTCGCAAACCTATTGGACTTATAGAAGGAGCCCTTCCTTCTCAGGGCTGACTCCTTACCAACCTTAATGCTTACAAGGTCAAACCCAAGTAGCGCCTCAAGCTTGCTGGGTTCCGTCAAGTCAAGCTCAGCCCACTGCTTGCGGGTACCAAACAGGATGTGCTCACGACTGATGCTTTCTATCTCGTCTGACTCACGAGCAAGCAGCGGAATGTACCCTCTCTGCCGGGCAACCTTTGATGCCGGAATAACTGTGCCGTCTTCTCTCAAGATAGGGAGGATGGGTTGGATGACACCTGTATCAAGAAGAGCAAACAGGAATTCTCGCGCAGTAATCTTTCCGTTTGCCTGCATGTACCTGCGTACAATCTGTAGCGGGTCTACGCCGAACTCACCCTTGCTCTCTATTTGCATATTGATTTCGCGAATGGTTCCCATGATTCCACGGCGACGTTGCGCATCCATAGAGACCGTCAACCTCTCGTCAAGGGAGACAGGGCTCCGGCCCATGAACGACTTCATTCGACGATGAGTTTCAATGGCACCGCCTGCCCTCTGGCTTCCCGCCGTAGAGAGAATGGAGCCACCGTCTACAAAGGAATGAGGAAAGTAATCTACAACGCCCCACTTCTGAAGCATGATCGTAGGATTAGCCATGAAGTCCATTCCGCTTTCTTCATAAAGCCTTTCGTACTTTTTAATAAGGTCCCTCAACTCCTCTACCACCGGAGCAATCCGGCTGTTCTCAGCCTGAAGGCGCGGGCCGAGGGCCCAATCCTTGGCTACTCCTGGGGATAACTCTAAATCTTTTTCCATAACAGACCACAGTTTACGCATGTGCTCTGTTGTTCCAGGGGAGTCCTTCAACGCTGAGAAGGAAGCAATGAGCTTGTCCTCTACTGTAAGGTTTTTCGTTAGGGTGTTGAAGTCCTTCCAAAGCTGGATCTCCCAATCTCGTAGCTGGCGGACATACTCACCCCCCCTTGCTGTCTTGTCTGGAAGACGCAATTCAAACGCTTCAGCGTGCTCAACTTCAAGAATATCCAGCCTTGCTGGGGCGTCCATGGATTGCTTGGCTACCTTGGCAAGCACCCGCTCCTCCGCACCCGGCAAGCTCTTGATTGCGGAAGCATCAGCCTTGGCTGTAGCCTCAGTAACCATACGCTTAGCTGCACGAAGTTCACCAAGCATAGCTGAAGGAGAGTTGCCTGATTCGGTTTCGAAAAGAATCTGACCCGTCCTCTTGGAGAACCTGTCTATCCAACGGGACAGACCTTTCTGGTTTTCTCTTCCACCATACAGCCTCCACATTGACTTACGGACACGATCAATAGCCTCTGCTTCTGTCTGAGCACCATGAACAGCACCGCGCAATCGGTTGTAGGCCGCTGTCTCTTTGGTGAATATACCTGTAGCCGCCCCAACCTTAGCGCCCGCACCCTTGCGCCCAGTCAGGGCTTTTTCTGCTAACTTACTGGCAAGTCGAGAGTTGACGGACCTGCCGTATGTCATCCCTGCGAATAGGTTCTGTATTTGCGGGGGCATTTGAATGTCGATATCGCTGGATCTTAGCTCCTCGTACACGCTACGCATGGATGTCTTCAGTAAGCTGAACGCCTTTACTAACTCATCAGATGCACCAGTTGGCGCGATGTGGTCGTAAACAAACCGCTCAAAAGCACGGGCAAAAGTTTCCTCTGCTGCTCTCGTCCACTTCCCATCCTTGACTCCAGCGAACCTTTCGGCAGCCCTAAGCTGAGCATCGGGAAGTTGCCGCCTTAGTATGTGGCCCATTTCATGGATGAGTGTAGATGCGTCTGCATTCTTGTATAGGTACAAGATAGCGCGGCCATCTTCGACAAACTTTACAGCACCCTTCTTTACTTCGTTCCCTATTTGGTAGAGAGGCTCCCCCTCTTTAAGGACAAGCTTCTTGAACTCCTCTGTGAAGAGCATAATCCGAACACCGACATCAGTGCCTTGATGCATACCATAAGCATCCTTTCCTAACTCAAGAGCAACCGTGTCTATTATTCTTCGGTACTCCTCCTCTGAACCACCGTTCTTCAGATAGGCCTTCCTGACGGCCAGGTCTTCTCCAGCCGGGATATGAGTGTACCCATCCTCAAGCTTCATGCCGTGTTTCTTGTACAGCTTCTTGATTCGAGACGGGACCACTGTGTCGTAATGTACGATGTGCCCAAGCCCGCCTTGGTATCCGTAGGTTCTTTCAAACACAGAAGGGGGTATCTCTCTCACCCTCTTGGCGCTTGATGCTTCTAACACCCATCGATCCTCTATAAACTGGCGGATATGTTCCGGCCAATCACTCCTAGGGGTACGCTCAAGTAACTCAGCCAGTTCCGCGCCGCCGTGGAACATGGGGCCCGCTCCACCCGACCTGTGGTCGGGTACAGGGGAAAACATGTTTGTCCTGGTGGTGTCGAAGGGAACAAAGGAGGGGGGAGCTTGGCGTGGCTCGAAGACGACTTTTTCTTCTGATAACTCTCGGATCTTTTTCAATGCGTCTTTATAAATGCCTGTGTTTATACTTCCCATACCGGCGGGCTCGGTGAAGCTCTTGTTCGCCCGTTTAATTCGCCAAGCGATCTCCTCCTTCAAGCCGGTGAGGCCAGCGGCGGGAGCCCTTGCGTCCGTGAAGGCCTCTTCAAAGAGGCGACCAATCTTGGCACCCTCATACCTAACATTTCTTAGCACGAGTTGATGCAACTTCGGGTCAGCCTCAAGACTATTGAGGTCCAACCCCCGCCGGTAAGGGATGTCAGCGCCAACACCAAGTACATGCTTTACGTAAGCGGGCTTCCCTATAAGCTTTTCTAACTCCGTAGTCTGAAGAGAACTCCAGTCGTCAGCGGAGTCAAGTGCGGAGTCAAATACTTTGAAACCCGCCGCATTTTCAGGAGAATAAAACTTTAATGAAGTTTGTCTGCTCTCGCGCCCAGGGTGGTACCTGTACAGGTTTGTTCTTCCTGTATCGAAGGAGATACCGTCCTTACCCATTTCAACAGCCTCTCTTACGGCTGCCTTGATGCTAAGGTCTACCCAGTTTGTTTTGAATGGCGCGTCCGGGAGCGAACGGGTCCCGTAACCCCCTTTCCCGCCGGCCTTGTGTATGTCCGATTGCAGTTCACCGACATGAAGAAGGTCATAGCCTGGTGTGGTTGGTGCTAATGAGGCTGGTCTGCTGAACATGCTGGGCATGTTTTCTTTCGGACCAATGTAAATCATTCCGTTCGGATCGCTTGGATACTTTTTTGCTAGAGATTTCCAGACCCTCTGCGATGCGCTGTTCCTCGATGAGGTGAGGGCGGGAGAGAAAACAAACCCGCCCGGATGTTTACTCCTAAGATTCTTGATGGCCTCTTCGTATAGCCACTTCCCAAGACCCTTGCCCCGCAGGTTGTAGTCAATAAGAACATTTCGCACACCCTCGACCGGCAACCCCTCGATTTTAGGAATTGGCTTGTGCTCAAGCTTTAGGCCGCCAACTTGTTTGTCTTTAATAAATATAAACACCCCCCCAGTGTTCATGTTCCTGTTAGACGCGGCTTGGTAGGTGTGCCTCGGTAGTGGGCCGCCAGGAAGCACGGGCAATATTTCATGAAACGAAAGCGCCCTCTTACTGGATGCCAATGGAGTGGGAGGAGTACCTATAAAACCCTCTCGAACAGAAGCTCGAACATGGGAAATCAACCCCATTCCAGAAGTGTTTTTGTAATGAGAATTATTGTATACGTGGCCAAACTTCATGGAGAAGCTTAAGAAGTCTGCATCATCGGGCTGAACAACCCGCAGGGACTTGACCGGGTAGTCTGCGGTTACAAGAAGCTCTATCTCATGGGTTGAGCCCGGAAGAGTAAGAGACCAGTGGGACCAATTTGGTGTATTTCTGTGTACGCTTGTAAGGCTAGAGTACTTGGCCCCACCAGCGGTGTGAACAACCTGCCCCGGCAGAACAGGTGGATCAGTTAGTATCAGTTCAAGGTGACGAGCAATAGATTCAGTCCTCTCACCGGGGTACCGACCCTGAAGAACGCCCAATACCCTCTCATCTCGGTACGTTGGTATAGTCTGTTCATCTATAAAGTTGCGAACTGAATTAGCAAAACCGGTGAACTCAAAATCATCAATCGCTCTACCGTAGCTGCTCTCAAATATGGCGTCTCTTGCCCACGCACCAATTGTTGCCGTTATGTCTGTGAAGCTCCTTTCGCCCTCCAAGGCCAGAAGGTCTGAGACAATCGCGCTCCTGTTTTGAAGAGCATCTTCTGCGGAGAGGACGAACTTTTCCATCTCGTCCATTGTGGTTCCGGCAGGCATCATCTCCTCTAAGGTCCACTGCTCGGTTAATTTTTTAACCTGCTCATCAACCAGTTCCCTCCTGAAGAGTTCCTCTTTGTCTATCCTGGCAGCCGCCGCAGGGTCTATCTCATGGGATTCCAACCGAGTTGAACGAGCCTCAACGCTCACGCTTGCGTTCTCTGTTTCAATAGCCTCCAAGAACTGTTGCTTAGTCCAACGCTCCGCTGGGGCACCCTCAAGAATACCAAGCAGGCCGTTCTCAGCCAACTCCGCTTTCTTTACACTAGAATGGGCTGCTCGTTTAGAGGTAATAAGCTCACGCACCTGCGCGCTTGTGAGCACCTTATCCGTCTTAACCCTCGTCGAAGGTCTTCCACTGCCCGTCTTCTTTGTAGGCCAGTTCTCATCCACATAACGAGCAAGTTGGCTGTAGAAGACAGGCCCCATGCGCTCGTCTATTTGATACAACGTGTCAGCCGACATGCGGCCACGCGCGCGCTTGATATCAGCAAAGGTGTGTGCCCACCAATCAGACGGTGCGTTGCCTGTCTCCAAAGCCCAGGCAAGGCTCCTGCCGAAGTGTACAGCCAAGATCGCCTCTACCTCCTCATCGGAAATGTTGAGCCCTTTACTGACGGAGCGCAGCTTCTCCTTTATAGCTATCGCTTCAGCGGACTCTGTAGCCCCCCTCATCACGGAGGCCGTTCGGCTTACCTCGGATGGGACGAGGTTGCTCATCATGTGAAACCGCTCTACCTCTCCACGCGCAAGCGCGAAAGCTCTCTCAAGACCCTCGGGTGCTTCAGCAGCGCCTGATATCAGCCAGTCCTCGAAGGTCTTCCACTTCTCTACACCGACAATCGCCTGGGCACTGATCAGGTGTTCTTCAGCAAGAAGCTTAGATACATACTCCAAATCAGGGAGAGAAGAACCCGCACTGACCCTGTGCTCCCCAATAAAGAACTCTTCCAACTCTCCATACAAGAACGCCTCAATAGAGGCTGCCTCGTAGTCAAGTCTTATTGCAGCGTCTTTTACCGCGCTAGCAGTAATCTCTTTAGATTTAGCAGACCACTTCTTGCCCCACTGAGTGTCCTGCATATAAGTCGCAAGCTTTCGCATAGAGAACAGGATGTCGTTGCTACCCATTGCTGCATTCAAAGAGTTTTCGAAAGCCCGAACCGCAGCGGAGTTGCCGTCAAAGGCTTCGTGCAGGGCGGTACGAATCCACCCCAGTTGGGACTCCTCCATAGTAATGCCCAGCAACTCGACACGAAGTTCCTCTAAGGTAGCGGCAAGCTTCTCGGGAGAAAGCCCACGCACCACGTTCCGAAAGGACGCCCTGCCGCGGGCCGCTGAACCGTAGGCTGCCCGTAAAGAAAGAATCCTTTCGTGCGCCACCACCTCCGGGTGGTCTATAAGGTTCCTGGCTAAGGACATCTGGCTTTCCAACTCAGAGATAAACTCTGGAGTAGCTTTTAGTTCTCGCTGCATCAGCACCAGAATCTGCCGAAGCGCGTCTTCCTCTACTTCTACGCCCTTCTTGTACTTCTGCACAAGGGCCTCTATTTCTGCAACAATGGGGGCTAACTCTGGTCGACGCTTTATCAGGCCAGCACCAGTTTCAATCTCATTGGCGGCTTCCGCGAGAACAGCCTTCGCATTATAGCCAGGCGTAAGGTACCGCTCATTACGAGCTATGCTCTCCTCTAAAAAATGAATAACTAGTTCGCGACCGGCCTTCTCTTCAGAAGACAGTGCAGCCTTCTTTTTTACTTCCTCCTTAAGAATCTCTTTACGAAGGTTCTTGATCGCTTCTGGCGCGGCGGCCTTGTGTCTTTTCGCTGTGTCAGCAGCGTTTGCCGTAATACGGTTCACGTGCTGTAAAAGCTCTGACTCCATGAACCCATGCTTGCGCATGTATCCGTGTAATGAATCTATGTACTGGTCCCACAGTTGTTGTGGCACACGGCGAAGCAGACCATCCTTATGAACATTTAGGAACGGCTGCATTGATGTTGTGCCAAACGCTTTGGCAATCCAGTCGTAAGCAACCGTAGGCCACAAAAGTGCTGCGCTGCCAGACTTCGCACCAACAAACAAAAACTTCTCAGCCGTTGTGAGTTGGTCGAACTGAATAAGCTCTGACCCAAGAAGCATCTCTAAGGACTTGTAGCTATCAACCGGTGCCCTCAGCCACGACAAGCCTTCCCCTCTCGTGGTGGCGGCTTGCGCCTCCCGCCATGCCTCAACCTTGGCAAGCCGTTTAGCCTGAAGGCCAGCGTCTACCCCTGCCCGGTGCTTCTTGAGTTCTGTACCCGCTGAACGAGATGCCGCGTACTTTCCTGTAGACTTAGGCTTAAGTGCTATGCTCGGGGACCCCGCCACCACTTCCGCAGGAACAATGTACCTAACCTTTGATGAGCCAGGCATGTGTACAGGAAGCCTACCTGTGGGTTTTAGCCCTGTTGACTTGCGAACATCACTAATCCTGGTGCCCTCTAAGAGCTTGCCGTCAAGCGATCTACCACCCCTAAGCAACCGGACGTTATGGTCGGCAGCCCTGGCTGTATGCTCAAGCTTGTTCGCATCACGGATCAATCTGCGGCCCTGTCGGCGCATAAACTTTTCCGCACCAGCCGTGTCATCGAAAACCGCAAGCTCAGCTTTGGCGTCGGACAGTTTCTGCGTAAGTTTTCTTACTTCGGATGCGTGTGCTGCGCGCTCTACCTCTGTAAGTGTCTCTATTACAGGCTTGGCAAGTGGGCCTATCCGCTCAAGACTTCTCTCTACGGCCTCTACTGTGAGCCTCGCATCTTCTGCGAGCTTTCCCGCTGTAGATCCGGGGTTGATTGCACCAGAAGACTTAATGTCATCGGCAGCCCTAACCAAATCCTCACCAGCCTGCCTAAACGAGACAGACTTCTTGCCGGCACCTATGAATGTGTCATGAATAAGCTCGGTCGTTTTCTTCACGCTGGCCAACAAGGCCGCACGTTCGGCCTCATCTGCAACAGTCTGTAGCTTTCGAATATCTAATTGCATCTCAGCGAGGCGCTGTGCCCACGCGGCTTCTCCACTAATAGATGTAACCCCACCACGTTGGGACAGAATCGCCAACTCTTTGGCCATCTTGTTGAAGCTCTTGTCAGCCACAAGGATCTCGTCACCAACCTTCAATAAGCGCGCACTTCCTCCGACCCCACCCCACAACAGGGGGTCAAATAAAAACCATGAAGTCATCTCCATGATCTCTTTACCAACAGGGGATGTCATTACGTCCCACTGCCAAGAGGCATCCTTTGGTTCGTACTTCTTCAGTGCGTGGGCTTCCTGTGGAGACACAGCGTAATCAAAGAAGTACTTGAAGCTTGGGTTGAACATGCTTCGACCCCCTTCCTCAGGGACCTCGAATCCAATCCAATCCGCGTTCTGTCCGAATGCGTACCCGAAATGCCCTTCTGAGAAAGGTTCTACACCGTGAGTGATGTCGTAAAACTTTCGAGCCACATCTTTCGCTTTGGCCTCAGCAGCGTGATCTCCCTCAAAATCAAACCCAGCAAACACCTCATCGAACGCCTCAATCCGACCGCGCGCACGCTCGGGTGCGCTAAGCATTGCTGCACCGTAGGCGCGCAGGCCCAAGTAAGCGCCAAGCTGAGCCTCTCTACGAACAATATCCAACCCCCAACCAAGCGTATGAAACGCTTGAACAAACCTGTTGGGGCCTGCCTGCTCAAGGTACTCGTCAGGGCTAACGAAGTCGTAATCCGTCCACTTGGAGAAGTGACGGAAGACATCCGATGTAGGGTCGTGACTCTCTTTATTAATTAAAGCAAACCACTCACGGATGGAAGCCTGGTCTGTCGGGTCTACACGGGGGATGTTCGTCGAGTACTTAGGTCCCCGCCCAAGGTCGATGGTTACATCTAAGGCAGAGGGTAAGTCTGGGTTGCCGAACCTATCAAGAGCACCACCTGAGCGTAGTATCTCAAACCCCAGGTCAACCTCAGGTGCTGAGATGGGAATAGTCGGCTCGCCGTACAACTCTTTAGCAGCAGCCTCCACCGCGTCCCGCATACTGCTGGGCAGTACCCCTGGTGTAATCAAGCCCCCAACACTCCCTGCTGCCGCCTGGGACCAAGCGGATGTTTGAGCCTTGACTATGTCGGAAGCTTCCGTGGTGTCTTCAATCTCACCAAGAAGGTACGAAACCGCCTCGCCTCTGCGAGAAAGCTCTTCGAGCCTCTTCTTCTCTTTATCAGTAAAGGGGCGGTCATCCTTCTGCTTGTAGGTCGAAAGAGAAAAGATTTCTTTAAAAAAGACGGACTTACTGCCGAAGAAGCTCTCTTCCCAATCTCGCTTATTAGAGATTATCGCAACCATCTCTAGAGCAATGTCCTTCTTCTCCGCCTGTAGCCTCGACCTCTCCGCGCTCCCGGTAAGGCTTTCATTCAGCGCTCCGGTAGGGATGAAGGCTGGTTGGGTGTGTAGGATTTCAGGAACTTCGGCTGGACTGTTCTCAACTAAGGCGTTGTACCGCTTTCTCATTTCCCCGAGAGGTTTCTGGAGAGGCTCTAATTCTCTTTTAAAAGCAAGAAGGTCTTTTACTTTTCCGGTAATCGTAAGATTGTTCCCGCCAGAAAGGGGGATTTGAACAGACGTTTCTTGGTTAAGCCTCCTTCCGGTTGCCCCTTTTAACCCAGTAAGGTTCCGAACAATATCTGAGTTTAAGAGATTTCCATCATTAGAAAAACCTGGGGTAAGCGCAGCCACGATTGACGGGAACGCCTCCGACTCCAGCAAGGAAAGAACATGCTTGTCCCTTGGTGCCTTACCCAAGTGACTCTGGCCCTTCCAGGCTCGGTCAGCACGGCGAAAGAACGATTGGTAAGCCTCATCAATAGCCTGGTTGAGAACAGCATCATCAACAGGTGAGTTGTAGGTGACATCACCGTGCATGGTAGTCAAGCCTTTGTCGCCAATAGGCTCCTCGTTCAGAAACGTAACCGACCCCGGCTCCAACCTTTTCAGCTTGCGAAACACCCACCAAGCAAGCGAGCCTTCACGCGCCGACCCCCCTACAGCCGGTAGAGACCTTTTGGCATTCTCTCTATCTCCCCCACGGAATACAATATGGTCTTTACCCTCGACCGCTATCTGAACCTTAAAGGTGCGGGCTGTTTCGAGAGCACCTTTCCACGCATGCATAGGAGATCCGGGCTCTCCCCACCGGGCAGTCTCATACCTTCCGCCAAGCTTGTCCTCCCAGTAATCGCTAAGGGGAGCGCCGTTCAGGCTAATCTCCACCAAGCTATTCTTGTTGGACTCTACAGAATACACGGCGTCCATAAAGGAGGAGGCGAACTCTGATTTATCGAAATCAATTACGCCACCCCACCCAGGGTAGCCTGCACGAATTGCTTCGCGAGAGTTGTTGTCTAAAGACACCGCGCGCTGGAAGCTGTCTTTACTGGCAACCCTGGGGCGCATAAACAAGCCGCCCTCGTTAGCCCCCCAGTCGTACTCTTGAGTCAACCTGTGGGCTATATCCGAGTGCTCATACGGTGCCTTGTGAAAGTTTTTCCACTCCCTTAGAGCCGTGTTTACATCTTTATGTTCGTCATACGCTTTACCAATAGCAAGAGCTACCTCTGATGTAGCGTCCTCATAAAGCTGTCTTCGATCTTTGGGTAGGTTGGCAAAACTACTGGAAGATTGGCCAGCGCTGTAGTCTTCCGAATTGGAAAGGTTGGGATACATCACCTTTTGAATGGTGCTCACCCTCTCAGCACCCTCTTCTCCGGAAGAGAGGTTTCGCATTACAACGAATCTGTTTTGGCGGGCTAAGTGTTTGTGGTACAGCGGGTTGCTGAATTGTGAAACCAACGCCTGACCCACGAGCCGTGGGATGCCTGTGTTCGGGTCTTTCTCTATCTCAACATATTGCCAGATAGGTTTACCATCACTGCCCCGAAGATACCCCCCAGGGTCTACTAAGTCCCACTCTTCTCTGAGTGCAGGTACCCCCTGGCCCTCATCCTCATAAAGCCCCGCCAATTCTACAGAGTAAGCGGACAACTCTTCCGGTGTAGATTGAGCCTTGCTGCCGACCTGTTCCCCAAAGAGGGGCTCGAACCCATCCTTATGACGAAAAAGCTGCTGCTGCGCCACATTAGATATCTGACCACCGTCGTCACCCTCAAAAGAAACGGGCTTCACAGGATCTACGTCTGTCTTAATGTCAGCCACAGGGGTGGCTTCTACAGGTGCTACAGGCACTATTGGTTCGACACCCCCATCAGGTACTGCGGGGGTCGGGTCGTACTTGGGCCAGGAGAGAGGGGTTAGCTTGTTTGATGTTGGGTCAGCCATGCTTTTGTTACCAAGTAGGTGTGTCTCTTGTGTATGGATTCTGGATCATCTTTCCATCGCCCTCGCGTTCGGCCCCCGCCTCTAGACTTTCCAGTAGAGACTTCCTCTTTTTAGCGCGCTTATCTATATCTCTAAGCTTAGGATTTTTGTTCCATTTAGCCCCTGTATACTCCCCAAACACCTCAGGCTCAGTCGAAGCAGCGCCCGCCTGGGAGGATATCCCGAACTGCTTGCGCAATAAATCAACCGCTTCCTTTTTATCCTCATCACCCCCCGCTTGTTCTAGGAAGTCTGATACGCCCTGCGGAACAAACTTAGCGGGACCTAGCCTGCCTTCTGGTTCTTCAAGCTCGTCCCCCTTGTCTTCCAGTCCGCCAGCAGCCTCGATCAGCGCATCTGGGCTGTATGCGCGAGCCTGAAGGGATTTCTTTCCCGTCTCAGGGTCTACCCCTACCGTTGTATATTCTCGTCGTGGGCCAATAGGGTCGGCATCGTCGCGCAATTGCTGTGTCCGCTCCTGCTCAGCAGCCAACCTCTTCTGTGCGTCCTCTTCTGATTCCACAACATCAACACCCGTCTCTTCGGTGAAGCCAACCTGAGCGGTAATAGCGGGCCATACCCTTTCTGCGTACTTGTCCCCATCCAGAAACTTCTGTTCAAGAACATCGCGGCCGTGCTTAGTAACCCCAAGCTCACCACGGCGAACACCAGGAGCCTTCACACTGAAGTCCCGAAACGCAGCGGTTAGCTTCTCCTCAGTAACAACTTTAGACCCACCCTCAGTGATGTCATCCCAAGCGCCTAATGCTGCGCGAAACTGACTGGGGTCTTTCACTACCCACCGTAGAGCGCTGTCAATATCTGTGAAGCTGGTGCCAAACAAGTTGTGTACTACGTCAGAAGCCCCAGGATGCACAGTTAACAACTCCCCTACAGCCTTTTGGTACGGGTCTTGGTGATCCTTAATCTTAGCAATCTCGTCATTTAGAAACGCACGAGTGGATTCAATACCGCTTGTGTCCATTCCAGCAGTGATTACCTCTTGCTGTTTTCCTGTTGGGTCCTCAAGGATATCCGAAACCCGCTCAAGGTTTTCAATCGCGCGGTTCATGAGCGGGTCGTTCACTGAAAACCCCTGGCGCTTAATCTCGGTCTGGATGTCCTTCACTGCATTAAGAGCCTGCTGTCTACGTCCTTCGACCTCCTGCCCCACCTCAGATGTTGAGTCGAAAACCTCTCCATCTATTGGCCCCATAAGCTGAACAGTCAGGATGTGCGCTACTTCTGGGTTGTCGAAAGTCCCTTTTTTATACCCAGGAAGTGTAGACATGGCGGTTTCCCAAGAGGCTAAAGAACTTTTTATCTGATGGGCAGTTTGCCCACGAGCCTCACGAGCAAACGTATCTTTCAGCCTGGCGTTGTCTCCCTGCTCCCTGTATTTAACTTTGTATGTATCAGCGCTGGGGGTTTTGTCCGTCTTTTCAAGGGCTTTAAGAATTAAATTGGCGGCCGCCTCTGGGGTATTAACAGGGTGCAGTTTGGTACCAGCCAACTGGTCTCTTACCATGCCTTTCTCTGCATCGGAGATGTTAACCTGTCGACCATAAGCCCCTGCGACTGCTGACGCAGCCGCAACCTGGGCATCGTCTGCTGCTGGAGCGATATCATTTAGCTTAGCTATTTCTCGGCCCAAGTCACTAAGGGACTTCACTTTGGCTGAGTCTACCTCTGCCTTTGCGGCCAGTAGTTCTGCTCTAGCGGAGATAATAGAACCCATTGCTCCAGCAATGGACTTCTGGACCTCACCCCACATTCCAAACGCAGAGTCCTTCATGCGTTGTTCTGCCTCGTCGATCTGTACAAGCAGACCGTACAACTCCATTAGCTCTGCCCGGCTACCCCCTTTTGTTGGTGTCCGGTAGCCCTCGAAAAACTCTGAAACAACCCCTGCTGGCCCCACATTCCTTGCCATCACGCACTTCCTTTTGAACTAAAGGTTTTAAATACATCGCTTGCGGCTTTACCAAGTGTCTGGGCTTCCCGCTGCCCCTTCAAGGCGGTCTTACCCTCCTCCTCTTTAGCTTTAGCCAACATCTGGGCGGCAGTGAGTCGGCGGGTTTGTTCTAAGCCAGCCGTTTGTGCCTCAAGGTTGCCAAGAGCAGCCCTGTTCATTGCCGCTTTCTTAAGGGCTGCATCACGGTTACCTGACTGTAGCTGTCTCGAATGGTCTAGTGTGGCCCTGTTGGTAGCCAGGTTAGCCAATGCTTGTACCCCGCTCTCCCCTGTTGACCCTGCTGCCCCGCGAGCAACCTGCGCAATCATTGGGGCCAACGCTTGACCCAATTGTTGTTGGCTTTGTAAGTTCCTGTGGGACTGTGCCGTGGCGCTCTCGCTGTCACGACCACCAGCGGTTGCCTTGTATCCAGCGGTAAGCCGGTCACGCATACCCTTCTCTACCTGCCCCTTACGCCCTGCCAAAATAGAGGGGAGCAACTGGTCGATAAGTATTGGTGCTACCGCTTTTATCGCTGTTCCTATAAGTGCTGCCGACATATCAACTCCCCGTAATCAAATCTGTTCCAGCCCTAAAAGCCAGAACGTAAATACCACTAGACCGTGTAATGCAGCGCATCTTCTCAGCATCAGGTGCTAAGCAATCAGGCCACATTTTTACTTCTATCTTATGATAACCCTTACCAGAAACAGAGAGTAGTCCGCTCTTGTTTACAAAGCGCCACCTGTCCGCCTGCCCTATCCCTGGGTAAGACCTTCCGGCGACCTCATCCCCCGGACCAGCAACCCGAGCAGTGTTGTCATAATCCTCAGCGGAGGACGCAGAGTCGTACCCGCCAACCTCTTTTAGGTGGGGAATAGATGTGGCAGGAAGAACCGCTACCTGAGATTGATCCACAACCCCGTCAACATACAACCGGACGAACCACTCCTCGTTGTACCACGTGCTCGCTTCTGGCCACCATTGGGCCGCAGTGTGCGTAAACCAAGCCTGGTACCCATAAAGAACAACGGCCTTATCCCAAGGAATAAAAAACCTTTTAGACAGAACTCCGTGGCCAATCCATTGTTCATCTTGAGCCGAGTTGTTCCCTGTCTGTTGGGCTGAATGCATCTCCCACATGTCTGACCCATCGTACTCGCCGCGAACAAAAGCGCCTGGTTGTATGGATGCGGCAGTAATGTTCTTTGAGCCGCTGTAGTTGGCTTCGTCCATTAGCCCATTCAGGGCCTCAAGCGTATTGTTAGCGTCTGCGCCGATGGAGGGCTTGTACAAACTATTTTCATACAACTCGTCAGGGCTTACTGTTGCGCCCAATGTTCCCTCGGAAAACGCTGTTATATCAGCCATGTCAACTCCTTAGAGCGAAGAAGCCCAACGAACCGGAAGTGAGCTTCCACTTAGGCGGGTTGCCAGAAAGATTCATTGGTGGTGTCACCGCCGACTTGTGTGTGAGGTCGCCCTCGAATGTAGCAAACCTTGGATGAATAGAAGTAAGCGTCCAGTTACCCGCCTCTGCGCTCTTATCAATTACTTTCCAGATGCTGATTGACTGCTCAATAATCTGTGGCTCTTGGTCGAACCCTGTGGTGAATTGGACAGCCTTGTTCTGGTAAGCCGGGTCTCCGGCACCTGGGCCATTGTAAGTGTTGGTATCTAAAGAACGGACACAGCCTGTGTCTGCGAGTTCAAAGTGCTCACCGCCAGAGTCTTCATAACCTAAGCCCGCGAACAACATCCAAGAGTTAGAGTATTCCGTGTGGGGGGTCTCCGTGCTAACGCTTGTATCAAATGCGCCCCCATGCCACACAACCCTGGACACCCTCAGGTTCATGAAGGCAATCACCTTGCACGGTGGCAAGGTGTAGCCTGCGCCAAGGTTATTCAGAACCCAGTTAGTGTTCAGGCCAGTGGCCTTATGGTAACAATACCAGTCTGTAACGATACTACCGGGGGTCTCCTGTTGAAACCTGCCCTGAGTATAGTCCAGTTCAATAGCCAGTAATGACTGCTTATAATCGAATGCCGTGATAACTCCGGGGAGTTGTTCATGGTTTAGACTGTTACGTCCTAAGTTTTCCTTTGGTATATCGTTTACAAGCGTGCGCACATCAGAATGCATAGCAGTGATGTCTGACTTGTTCAGAACTGAGTCGTTAGTTGGTTTTGTTACAGCCATTTATCCGCCAAAGGTTGTTCCCTTAGGGAACCTAATCACAATCATTCGTCTATATGCAAGGGTAACACCTTGGTCTGGTGGGTCTACGGGAGATCCCCCTGTTAGCTCCTTCAAATCATTGAATGCGTGGTCCCCTCCAGCGGGTTTGGTGTGTGGCCCTACAGAGGCTACAGCCGAAACCCTGTGTACACCAGCAGGAACAGGCACCAATGCGCACACCGTTGTCCTGTGGTCGGCACCCTCGTACCCTGTTCCTCGCTGGTTCCCGTACACCGGCAACGAGAAAGGTCCTGTCCCTGGGATGTGAGAACCGTCTACGGAAATGCGAACCTTAGACCGAATCCTAAGGTAAGTTTTTGCATCGGAATGAGCCGACACCGGGGTGGTATTCCAGCCTGCTGGGTAAGGGTACTCACCATCTGCAAGCCGCGCATAATCACGAATGAACTGATACGAGAAGGCAACCAACACCAACTCTGGGTACTTGCTTGTCCATGTTTGGACAGTAGCGGTGTCCTCACTCCAACCCCTGTTGTAGGGTATCTGAAACAGATTAACGTCAGGAACGCGAGCAGGGACTCCAACATGGGTTTTCAGGACGGGGTCTCTTGGCTGGTCAGCGCCCGCTGGGTGGCTTGCCCCTCTTACCCCTATAAGAGGCTCCACCTTTGAGGTCATAACCGTTGCAGCCGCATTCACGCCCAGTTTAGACATGTCGGGGAACGCACCAGCCTTCCATTGGTATTGGCTTGTCTCAGACGCAACGCGCGCTGCCTCTTGGTATTCCTTGGCTAAACGCTCAGGGTCAATGACTTCATTATCGAAAACCCCGTGGGGAAAGAACAGCATTACTTCTCCTAAGAAGAACTTCCTTCAGGAACTCTACCAGATGGAGAGGCTATAGTCAGACCAAATACGTCCATACCATAGAGGCAGAAAGGGGATGAGACCTGTATCTCCACACGAGATACTCCTGTTGAATGTGTATCTAACCCGATTCGTTGCTGATAGAACTTGTCAGACCTCCATGTACCAACGCCCCACAGGGCGCTGCCGTAGTAAGCAATAGGGCTTTCTTCCGCGTGCGCCGCTGTTATTGAGTCGGCAGCAGCAACGTCGGACAAGTCCCACTCTTTATAAACATGTGCTGTTGCGGCTGTGCTACCGCGCTCTTCACCTGTAACAATCAGGTCGGTCAAGTGGTAGGTGCTAGAGAACCCGGACGGACCCTCGCCCAAAGAGAACCAACCAGAAGAGTACTTAGCTGTTGGGTGTGTAAAAGAAAAGGAAGAGTAGCCCCTGTCTTTTACCCAAACAGTAGAAAGACTATCGTAAGTGCCAGCAATGAGAACGATGTCATGTCTCGGGATTGCTGCAACGCTTTCAATAATGAAATCCTCACGCAGCCTCCACCCGCTGTACCGATAATCGTAAACAAACTGGATGTTGTTCCCCTTGCTGTCGTCTAGCGGAAGAGCAAAGTACAACTCACCTGTTTTCTTTTGAATCCAAGACACCCCCCGCTTTGCTGCAAAAGGGTTTATGCGAGCCAGTCGCTTACGGATAGGTCCGCCTATGTCATTGACCTGCCCCTCGGATGGGTCGAGTTTCCAGAAGGTGTTCGCCCCATAGAAGACCACTGTTCCATCTGGGGCCGACTGGACAAGGTTAGGACCGGCAAGCCCTGGGCCTTTGCGGATAGTTGCTGATTGGAAGTTGGGGTATTGGCCGCCAACAGCGTGGACTGCGTGCTCCTTGAAAACCAACATAGAAGACGCTGTATCACCGGACCCAAACCTCGCAGCAATCGCCCCGGTAATGGGGCCGGTTTCAGGAGAGACATCCATCCAATGCCCCATCATAAAGCTTTCCGGTGTTGGCCCGAAGATATTTGTTTGCTCACTCCACCAAACACGAGAGGCCTCCTCGTCGGTCCTCATAAGAAACAGAGAGCCGGAGAAGTACTTCATAAAGTAAAAGTCTCGCGGGAGAACCTCACGGTCTTCCCACGGTGCCCCGAGTGCTCCGTCAGGAATGTCGTCAATAAACTCTTCAGATACGTTGTTCGGGATTCGTTTGAGTAAGCGTGGCCTGCCGTCATCGTTTGGGCCAAGCCGCATAAGGTTAGGGGTCCGGAGGATGATTCGGGCAACAGTCCCCTCTGGTCCCGTGCCGATACCACCAACCCAAAAGGACCGGGTAAGCCTGTATAGGTTCATCGTCGCAGTTGACGCAAGCTCTCTATGCATCGTTACAGGGCTCGACACAGGAGACATTGCTGAGTAAGCACCTGCCTCGTTCTCCCACACGACGTAGTATTCCCACAAACCCTGGTCTAAACCACCAAGAACCGCGCCAGTGTTGTCTGTCCAGTCGTTCTCAAGAGAGCCGATACGGCCCGGAAAAGAGAACCCGCCGCAGTTCTCACCAGCCAACATGGCTAATCTCTCTGCGCTAGTGGTGGCCCCGTTCGCGCTGGATGATGGGCCTTGAGCGATAGCGGGCGGGGGCTTGTTGGTGTACCCAAACTTGCGAAGCTTCTCCCCGTTCCACACCCAGCAAGCACCGCCATCACAAAAGTTTATGTAGACGTACTTCCCAACGGATTCCATTTGAGCCGGAAAGCGAGGGGTTCCTGTTGGAATTACTTCGTTTGCATTGTTATCGAAATCGTAGAAGTAGACGGGAATAAGTGCAGAATCATTATCTGTACGGTGCCACGGCGCGAATCTACGGATACCTGAATCAGTAATAAAGAGAAGCTCAGGGCGGCCAGACATGCCAAAGTCAAAGAAGCCAAGCCCGTAAACTTTAGATAACTCAGGTGGATACACCGGAACTGCCGGATGAATTGGCGTTTTGCCCCAGTTCTTTGGATGTAAAGGCATGGCCTTGAAAGAGCTATCAAGCAGACCCCGATCATCAATACCGAAGTTCACAATCTCATAAGCAAGCGTGCCATCAGACTGAGGCATGTCCGCCATGACGCGAGCATACCCAACGGGTAAAACCGATTTGTTGCGCCAGCCCATCTACCAGCCTTTTACTGTTCCCGGTACAGACCGAGACCGAGGGCCACCGGTAAGGCCGTCCCCGAACGATGACTTCACGTGGGAGTCAAGGGCAGCAATCGAGCGGAGCTTTCTCAACTCCTGCTGGTACAGGGTCTTATACATTGCCACCCGATCAGCGCTACCATCCCTCTCCCCCGCTACGTAAGAGCACACAACGGAGATGAGCGCCTCCGACGCCTCGGGTGGAATCCTGGGGGTGTCTGTATCGTAGTTCAACTCGTGTGGCCTACGAATGAGGGACAACAAGACATCGTCAGCCTCTGTCGGAAGATAATCAAACCGAATGTGGTAGTGGCCAGCACTGTTGATCAGTTGGAATCTGCGGTCAACAGGATCGTCATCACCACGGTCGTACGTCACTGTCTCGTACCCAGGGATAATCCTCCAAAGATAATAGACTAAATCAGGCTCAACAGGTCCGTGGATGGTACCAAGGTTGTTAGCGTGATTGTTTGTGTAGTTCTCTGTGTGCCGTGCTCTAAAGATCCACTTCTCTACACCGTTGTGATGGTGGCTCTTTAGCGTGTTGTCGGGCGAATACCCATAGACATAGTCGATATCTGGAGTCGTAATCTTTACAGCAGCGCCGCCCCACACCACAGCCTGCACTGCCGAAGCCTTGCTGTGCGCTGAAATGTAGTATGGAAGGAGTTTACCCTCTTGTGTTCGGGCACCACGGTAGTCGCTTGACGGTGGCCTGCGACCCCAAACGTGGGCGGTAATGTAACTGAATGAACCAGCGGGACCCCATTTACGGTTCTCAACTAATGTGTTTGGACCGGCGGGTAGCCAAGATCCATCATATCCCCACTGGTACTCATACTGGTACTCATTAGTTGGGTCAGCAACAGGAGCGGCAACCGCTACCGCTGGGATGTAATGAGGGGGCTCCAGTTGAAAGAAGTCTCCACGAGCACTGACAAGGGGCGTACCCTTTTCTTTCCAGCCATTCTGAATCTTACGAGAAGCCATTGAGTCGGGGTAAGAACTAAACTGTACGTCAGAAGACCGCCCCTCTGGGTCGATGATTACATTCCGAACACGGATAGTATCCGCAGGGTAGGGGTACTCATAAGTGTAAACCTTATAGGTAAGACCCGTATCGGTAAGGTTGTGCCACGGGGTACTTAGGTAAATAAACCAAGTTACCTCACCACCCGGAACAGCCACCTCTTTAACCAAGTCCTGAATCTTGAATGTGCGGGGCTCACCCTCGGCATCTGTAATATCAATGTCGCGAGCGCGGTACCTGTAGTAGGTATTGGAGCCCACAAAGTCTTCGGGGAAATAAGTCGCCCCTGCTGTTCCTGGGTTGTGCGGGCCGTTGGTCATCACCATCCCGTCTGTACCCAAAACAGAGAGAGTGCCCAACTCAATGGGCACTTCTAAATCGAAACGAAACTCCTCTCGCAAGAGGACCTCTGGCATATCACCACGTAACTGGTTGAGTCCGTGATTGATCAATGTGTTGAGCCTGGCAGTACCGGCCGCCCCACGTTCGGGGAAGCCGGTCTTTGCCTGGATAAGCTCACGAATCTTAGACAGATTCATAGTGCCTCCTTACGGAGACTAAACGTCTCCTGTTGACTTACAGAAGACCGCTAACCAGAACGTTGACAATCCCGCCACCACCACCAACACCGTTGAGCGCCCGACCAAACTGGCAATGCTCAATACCGGCAACAGCAGTATCTGCGATCATGCCATCGGTTGCTAAGGTAGAAACCAATGCGCCAGCAACAACAGTAGAGGCAGTTGATTGTACCGGAGCTACACCAGAGCAAAGAACCCAACCGTAGTCGTCGTCAGCAATCTCGGCAACTGTAACCCCAGCAATAGTAGCGTTAGGCGCAGCAATGCCTGATTTCGCCACCTCGTATGTAGAGCCTATAGCTAACTGCGCAACCCGAGCGATTTCAATCAAACCACCGCTGGTGTTTCGCACAGGGCGGTACACTTGCATGCCAAGTGTGGGGTGTTTGTGGATTCGCAAAGCCCCTGGGGGGGCGATTGAAGAACTGTTGGTATCGGTGGGGCGGTCCAGATATGGAATCGCAGCAATATGTGCAGACATAATAAGTGCTCCTCGGGATTACAGTGAAACTGCGCCCTGAATAAGAAGGTTGGAAACGGCGAATTGAGTTTCAAGGATGATATAACCGACATCAGCGTCAGTGTTCGAGACCTCAAGATGGTCAGAGAACTTAGTAACGCGGAAGTCGTTGTTGGCATTTACCCAGTACTCAATACCGGACGGGTTCAACAAGTAGCAATGAGAGGCAGTAGTAGCGGCGGGGCTTGCTACGTTCTGCATGCGAGCATCAGTCATCCAGCGATTCGAGTAATATTGAACACCGTTCACGATGTGAACAGTAGGATGAGCCTTACCCTTAGCCAAGTCTTCGACCGAGTAGGTCAAAGCAGATGCGTTAGCAGCGCCACCTGGGTAGGAGCGGACCTCTTCAGCAAGCTGAACATGGTCTGCAATAGACAGGAGACCCAAAGCGATTCCGCTTCCGTCTTCAGCGTAAGTGTCAGCAGTCATTTTGACCTGCTCAGCGTTCACAAGGAAGTCGGTACCGATACCGGTGGTCATTGCTTGGTACTGGTTGTACCAGTTGTTCATGAAGCTCGCCGTGTCTTGGACGCGAGTCTCGTTCAAATACGAGATACCTGCGGCTGCCTGAGCGGCGGGAGTCTGGAAACGAACAGCGCCGTTTCCGAAACCATTAGAAGTACCACTGGTCACATGTCCGTTCAACGAGCCCAAGCCCGTGAGCGTGCCGACATCACCAATGTAAACCTGTTGCATCATATCGTTCTTCAACGACATCATCGCAGCATCACTCTCCTCGCGGAGCCACTGAGCTTTCTCAGCAGGGGTGGGAAGGCGGTCCCGCGTAATATGCGGGAGAATGATAGGCTTAATGTAACGAGTCCAGTCACCAGTCATGGTGCTGTACGTTTCATAACGAACCAAGGGAACGCTCATGTTCGAGTCGTTAATCTCGGTAACGTCAGAGTGGCCGCCTTTGATTCGCTTGAAGCGAACCTGGGTTCCCCCAGAGCGTTTCACGCGGTTCTTATTCTGAAGCATCCGCAAAAGAGGATCGCTATTATAGAACGAGACGGTGGACTTTTTTACAAGGTCCGGGACAGTTAGATCAGCGTATTCAAGAAGGGCCATGTTTTACTCACGCGATAAGGTGTAGGTTTCTGTTAAGCAACTCATCCCATGACATTTCGTCAACGTCACGCTGAGGAGTTGTTGAGGCAACAGAACCATCAGCAACGACAGACTGCTTCCGCGCATCAACATTAGCAGGTGTAGAAACTTTTTCAACACCACTATTCAGTTTTTGTGTAACCGGAGCAGCGGCAGGAGCCGCTTGAGCGGGCGCTGGCTTGGCCGCAGGCTGCCATTTAGACTTATATAAAGCGAACTGATACGCTTCTTCCATTTGGTTCAAAACATTTCCGTTCGTGTACCGAGTTCCGATGGCGCTAAACTGTGCCTCCACCTCTTGCTGTACATGTTTAGGCAGTGTTCTGAGTTCAGAATGAAGGCTTGAAAAAGCGGAGAACGCGGTTTGCGTTACCTCTGACAAGAGTAAATCAATAGCCATGTTCTGGCTGTCGATGTGCTCCACAAGCGATCCAGCGTCTTTCCCGTCAGCCGTTTCCATGTGGGACACTAAGTCCATCATTCGAGACTTAGCTGATTCGTAAGACTCGCGAGCAGTGCTAATCTCAGCAGCGCGTGACGAAGCCAACTCAACAATCCGGGTAACGTGCTCACGGAACTGCTCCGGAAAAGCAGACGAATCCACATCTTCAAGAGAAGTATAGGTGGCCTCCGGGAAAGATAAAGCGGGCTCCACTAAAGGCGCAGGCTCCGCAGCCACCTCTATAGCAGGCTCAGGCGCAGGTTCTTCTTCAGGCACAGGAGGTTCGGCAGCAGCCGCGCCGGCAGCCTCAATAGCGTTGTTAGATTCCTGGGATAAGTCCAGGGGCTCCGGGGCCGAGGTCGGGACCTCCAGGGACGGGACCTCCAGGGACGGGGCCTCCTGCACCTGGGCTTGGTCCGTCGATTGGGATTGTTCCGTCTGCGATTCCATTAATTGCCTCCCGCAAGTCCATCTCATTATTTAGGTCGAGCATGCCTGGAAAGGCACGGTCTACAACGGTTTGTACCGCTGCTTTCATTTCTGGTGTAACTGAGTTTGTTGCCGCACTCATAAGGTTTGATTCTACAAGTCTTGCGCTGGCTGCCTCTACAACGTCAGCCTCCATTAGTCCAGCCCCAGAAAGCGGCTCCTCTCCAGGAGGAAGAGCAGGCTCAAGTGGAGATGCCTCTGAAGGCGGGAACGCTTCAATGCTTGGGACAAGAGCGGACTCTTCAAGAGCCGTAGGCTCTACGCCAATAGCCCCGGCGTCTGTTGAAAGGGACCCCATTCCTCCTCGTTGAGCAGCAAGCTGCGAAACCCGGTTGGCCTTTTCAATAATAAGCTGCTCTAATTCATCAGGTCCCATCTCCCCCGCCTCCTCTTGCAGGTGGTCTGGAAGTTGTGGTGTGCTTTGTGGGGTCATAGGCTCTTGTGGCAACATTACTCGCTTCCTTCCATTTGTGGTATTTGGAATCTGTCCAACCGTGCTTAGATTGTATATCAGACTTGGTACAATAATCGACTAAACCTTTCGAACCCTTCTCCCTTTTCACACGAGACAAGGTAGAGGCTTGGTCTCTCATGTAGTCTTGGTTCCGGTTGTAATCAGGGGTTCCGGGGATAAGCCTGCGCATTTTCTTCGAGTCTTCGAACTGACTTAACTCCTTTTGACTACGGAAAGACTTGCCTGCTCGCAAGTCTTTTTTGCTAAAATGAGCCTTAGACATGGCTTCTAAGTAACCAGAATCAGCGCCAATAACCGCAATACGGCCAATAATTACACGCTTAGCCTGGGCCTTACAGCGGCCACATTCAACTGTGTCGGCAATATCTTCCCCACCAAAAAACAACTCTTCAGTTAGCCCGCTGCAATCGGGGCATTCGTAGGAAAACATAGGCATTAGTTCTCACCACCCTTATCGGGTTGCCCACTCTCGCTAAGAGCAGCCTGTAGATCCGCCAAGTATTTCTCTCCCTCGGGTGTTTCTGGCTTCCAGTCTGCCACTAACTTCTCTACAGCGGAGAACAGCGGGGTCTCTGGGCCACCCTCGGACTCCTTGTAGACATCAGGCATGTCGTACTCTTCTTTCTTCTCGGGGTCCTCCTTCTCCTCCCCCGCAATCTCCTTGGCGTAGGACATCGCGTCTTCAGGGGAAGAAGCCTTCCCTTTAGGGGCCTCGATAATAAGGAGGTCCATAGCTCCGTCTTTACCGCCGATCACATCGGCAGCTAAACTTTTCATCTTTTCTAGTACATCAGGTCCCAACATGGGCATCTCCTAAAAGGTTTGTCAACTAAGGCCAGGAATAGACTTGGCTAACGACGCTAAAATATCAGGGCTTATTCCGCCAGGAGCCGCCCCATTAACTGGTGCTTCAGGCGGCAACCCCATAGGCGGGCCCCCCTCCTCTGGCGCTGGTGGTTCTGGCGGGTTCTCGCGAATAACGCTGGGCCTCCAGCCGTAAGCATCGACAAGCTCTTTCGCAAGCTCTTTCATATCGAAAGACTCCGAGAGGCTGCTGCCTGTGAGCGCGGGCAACATGTTCGTCATTGAGTCTCGTCGAGCAATCTTGTCCTCCATAAGCGGCGAGAACGGAAGCAAGCGGAACCGGACGGATTCAGCGAGAAGCTCGTGCCCTAACACCTCAGGCGTAACATCTGTGGTGGTCTTCTCTGCCAGGTCGGCAAGGTCGATACCAGAAACATCCCGGTTGGCTATGGCCCAGCGCATCACATCTAAGCACTGCTCAAATAACTGCGTGACAACGCGAACTAACTTTTGTGAACGAATACGGAGGCGTCCCTCTACAGCACCGCGAATCATGTTCGCCTCTGCCGCTGTGCGTATGTTCGCCACTTCTCCCCGCTGGTAATCGGACATTCCGGGAGTCCAGCGAATAGCTTCTACATTATCCTCAAGGTGCCTGTTAAAGTCGAATGTGGTCTGCATGTCAGGGGAAACCCAGACGCGCTGATCAATAGTGCCATCCACAGGAAACCGAATACGAGTAGGCTCCCAAGTCTTGGCGTCCTTCCAACGCTCAAAATCTTCCTCAGAGTTAAACAACCCCTCATCAACCAGCATGCGCTTAGGTAGTCGCGCAACCACCTCGCGACGAGCGGAGACCAGTTCGTTGATGTCTCTTTGTAGTGGCGCGATAAGCGAAACATCACTGATGCCTCGGATTCGGCCAACGCCATTGTTGAAGACCAACAAGCTGTAAGGTCTACGATAAGGCATCTTTGCTTCCATGAGAACTTGTCGCGTCTCTGGATGCATGTGGTAGATCATTCCACGCTTGTAATCCCAGAACTCAATCAGTCCAACAAACTCTTTCAAGCCTGCGCTTCTAAGCTCTCGCTCTTCCGCATCACCCAAACGCTCAGAGACAAGGCTCCGTGGATAGGTGTCTGCCTTAATATCTTTAGTTGCAGAATATAAGCCGCTCTTAACTCGCTTATTGAAATCGTCCCAATGAACGGTGAAGCGCTCGAAAGACCAGTTTGCATCACGGATGTGCTTCGCTGACGGGTCAAAGTGTACTTCCCACGGAAGTTTCAGTCGCCAGATTGGGCGGCCAAGCGGCATAGACCAAGAGACTTTCGCAATCCCCTCCCCAAAAAGGAGAGCGTGGAGAACAAACTCCTGAACGGTTGAGTCCAACTCATCGCGCTCAGCAATCCAATTGAGCACTGCTGCGATTCTGCGCCCTGAAAATGTAGGGTCCTCTGCTCGCGAGTTCGACTTGTACGACGACTGACGCTGATCCAAAGCCTCTACTTGCGGTAGGTCCATAGCCAGGGCGGAAACAATCGTGTCCACAATAGGGAAGACTTCATTGCGAACAGCTTTGTATGAACGGAACTGGCCGCTCTTTCCGTCCCCCCCGTAGCCGTCGCCGTCCCAAAATTTACCTCTATAGTAAGAAATGTTACGAACAATCTCTTCCATCCGCTCGTTACGAAAGAGCTTCTCCGAAGTGTTGACTAAGCCCATGACCCGCTTCACCAAGTCTTGTGTCTTTTCCTTTTTCGATTTCTTTCTCATAGGTGGCGACCCCAAGGACTGTTCTGTCCTCTATTGGTCCCGCCATCAATCCTACGGATGAGCCGGTCCCAGTTTTTCTTAGCTATCTTACGACGATCCATCTCAGCAGGAATAGTCTTACCTGACTCGTAACGCCAAGCCCACGCGGCGATAGACATAGCAGCAACCAAGTCAAAGTGACCTCCCTTAGCATCCCTTTTCAGCTTATCCCATTGTCCCCTATACTGGGTAAGTTGCTGGATAATCCGCCTAGAGGGTATGGTTAGGGACTCGTCAAGTATCAACTGTTGAAGTATTGAAATCGACTCTGCCTTTGTCTTCATGGACGAGTGCCACCCAGGTATACGGTTTGTGCCTATGTTCCGAGACAACGGCGAAGTGCTCGTCCTGTAATAGATCCTTCGGTACCCATTTGATATAAGGTGACTTAGAACAGCCTCGCCAACGCCATTGCTCTCTACATAAATAGAGGCTTTGTTGAACTCAGCCCCAATCTTGCAAAGCCATCCCGCCATATCGTGCGCGTCTCTGTGGCCTAAATAGTCGGCAACGACGGTACAAGTATCTATATCGAGAACAACCACGCCGGTATAGTCTCTCTTTGACCAGGACGATGCTGGGTCTACAGCGATCACATACCGATGATTTTCGTTTACGGCGTCATACCTTTCAAAAGACTTTGTCTCTTGGGACAGCCCAGTGTTCCCATCGAGAGACTTCAGCATTAGCATTAGCCTGTCCGTATCGAAGACGGCGTCACCGACCATCGTCCAACAATCGACCTCATTAATTGGGTACTCCGCTCTAAACCTGCGCATGTCGCGGCGGCACTTCTCAAACCCAACAGTCTGCAACCAGAACGCCTGTGCGTCTGTAAGCGAATGCTTGTGCGCGTAATCAGCGATAACGGAAGACGTTCTCCATCCGGGCGTGGGCTTCTTCGAATAAGAATCCACCATAGTCCACGGTATAAAAACTTTCAGCCACTTAGACCCCGGCGTGTCCGAGTCTATTGAAACTTGGTGCATCTGGTCCCCCTGAAACTTAGGGGTACTCTCTGCGAACACAATTCCCCCGTCGTCAGCCACTGCGTTCAGGGCGGATGTCCAAGCATCAGCACCCATCGACTCTGCCCAAGAACTAATCTCTGTTGCGAGAAGGACCTGAATAGTCTCTCCACGAAGGGGCTCTTCACCGCGAATGGTGTCAACAGTAAGTCTACTATCAATGTCTGGAAACTCAAGAGTCCTCTTAAGGCCAGGGGTCTTTCGCTGCTTTATTTCAGCGGGCGTGTGACCATGAAAACGAACAGCCATACCAGCAAGATAAGAGGCTGTATCTTTCTTGTGAGCCAGGATGGCTGTGCGACAACCGGGCCTATAAGCTGTGTGTTGATACGCAAGACCAGTAAAGAAAGTAGAGGAGCCCTCCTGCCTTGGCTTGATGTGACATATCCATCGGCGCTCTTTGTACGCCCTCATCACCCCGGCTGCCAGTATCTTCTGCGGTGTCCATAGGTCGAAGGGGACTATCTTTCCGCTCTTCGAGCGAAGGCTCATCATCGGTAAGAAGTGATTCGGGTCCCAGAAGTTTGGGTCATTCGGATAGACTATTTTCACTGGACAACACCAAAGACCCCGAACGGCCCGTTCGAAGTAAGCTCCGTCACGTTTGTAGCAGCAACCGGGTTCTTCTTAGAACTCGGTGCCAGCTTCTTCTTTGCCTCGATAACACCGCGCGCCGTGGTCACTGCTTTCAGTAAAACGTCCGCCTCTCGCGGCGTAATACTTCCAGAGCACATCGCTTCAACCGCTGCTTGCGTAGTGTTTAACAAACCGTCGAACGAATCCATGGTGATTCTGCCGTCAAGTGGATTACTCATAATGACCTCATGATTAGGTCAGCACCAATCCCGGATTCGGGAAAGCACTGACAAAGCGCATCTATAAACTCTCTATCATTACGCAGCACTTGTAAAGCTCTCTTTAGGCTCATGTGTACCGCCTGTTTGGAGCAGCCCTCTTCCGAAGCGATGTCCACAAGCTGCATCCCGGACAATCGTTGCTCTAACCGTGCCGCCTGAGAAGAGGAGAGCTTCCTGTAGATAATCCTCTTAAGGTGTGTGTCCATAACACCACCCGTATACAAGTCAGTAACAACCGGCCTTCTAGAGGCGAGATATTCAAGAGCCCTGTCTGGCCATGATGCGTTCGCTATCACCACTTCACGCACCGCGCTTAACTCAGAACTAAGTATGTTTTTAGAAATCGCGAGACGAACAACCTCACTTCTTGATATACCTAGACTATCGGCGCGGTCCTTGACTTGCCGATCCATTCGGTCTGTAATCCACATTCCGATATACTTAGACTTAGTCATAGGACAACCATAGCACTCTCAGGAGAGTAAATGCCCCGCAAACAATCAACAACAACTGAAAACCAATCCCCAATCGGAACCGAACTCCCGGCCATGAAGCGCCGTGCCAGCGCACGCGCTCCTGTCAAAACAGTGTTTGTTCTTAAAATCTTTGCTGTAGGGCGAGAGTTTGAAGTCCTGTTCGAAAGCGAACAGAAACGAAAAGTGGAGGTAGTCCGATTTTCCCAACGCTCTCCCCGAGGTCTTCCTGTAACCATCGAAGGGTTTACTTTCATTGGGCCTGTTGTCTTGGAACAGGTTGAGCGTTAGATTTAGAACCTGTCTTCTGTGAAAGGAACTGCGTCAAGGTCTTGGAGGAATCCTTCAGGGCCTTGATGTTCTTTTGGGATTCCTTGTGTGCCTTAAAGTATAGGTTCTCCATTTCCGCAGCCATAGCGCAAACCCACTGCGGCTCTCTTGGGTTTCTCCAATCAGTCCACCTTTTATCGTCTTCATCGAAGACTTGGAAGTGCCCGGAATACCCGTCCCACCGAATGGTTACGGAGTGCTCCTTGTTGGTGACCGAAACATCGCAAACCATTTCTGCTGAAAAAAAGGCCCTTTCTAATCCGCAAATCATTCGGACAATGTTGGTGTAATTCTCTTTAAAGAAACTCATGCTCCCCATCCTTTTACTTGTTGGGCTCAAGCGCCACCCCTATAACAACCCCCGCTGCCACACCAACTGAAACACCCACAGCCACCCAACTTAGCCGGTCCTTCCACACACCCCACACAGAAGGCACTTGGGATTTTAGGTACTCGTTTTCTGCAACAGCAACAGCTTTCCACGAATCCAACCCAATGTAATACCCAACGAGGGAAGTGGGAACCGCCACCCCGTTGCAGGCAACCACCCACGCCCCAGGGTCCACAAGGTCCTCTGGTGGAGCTTGACCGGAGATAAGTGGGTACGCTTTCAAACACTCGTTAGGTACTGGCTCGCCTTGAATTGGGGGGTCGGTGGCCAGGGCGGGCTGAAGACTACAGTATAAGCACGCACCTATAAGCGCCAACAGACGTTTCCCCACCCAAGCCATAGTTATTTTAACTTCTCATTGATGAGTTCAGCGATCCTCTCTTCTGCATTCTCAGCAGCGAGGGCAGCACGAACCTCTTTCTTTTTATCGGAGTGGGTATCGTTGGCCTTGTCTAGAGCCTTCTTGTCAAGGGAGGGGCTGTGCGTATCAAAGGACAAAAGCCACGCGACAGCCGCCAATAGAATTCCCCCAACAAGACCAACGATATAGTCCATTACTCGATCACTGCTTCTGGAGCGGGTGTAGGCTCCACAGCGGGCGTGACCTCTGCGGCAACAGGTTCCTCCACCACTTCTACTTGCGGTGGGGACAGCACGCATTGACCGAATACTGAACCGATGACGAGACTTCCACCGACCAGAGCGGCAGTCACACCATATTTGTTTTTCAACTCTACTAACTTAGACATCTTCTTCCTCCATCAGCGTATAGGTAAAGGCGTTGCCCCATTCCTCTGCTGACTTCTTGATTATGGACAAGAAAAACTTCCAGTCCTCATAGCTCTGTATCACCTGGCAGCCTGCTGACCACTTGTCCACTGTAACCGCGAACCTCTGGGTTGAGGCACGATGGATATTTATTCCGTACCAGCCCTCATGTAAATCGTCATCTGTGCTATCCCAATCAAAGGTGTGGTCCCTGTCGTTATCGCGCCACACCTTGACCGGAGCAAGGCGTTGACACAGGGCGTCGTACTTGCCTCGATGCTTGTCAATCTTCCATGCTTTGTACTGGCCTGGCACCAAGGCTGCCGTACCGTTCACAGCCATAGGATTCTCAAGCCAGTAGGTCCCTGGGTCTGTAGTCCCAGCGAATTCCCTGGTGATCCAAATGCCATCGTCGTCCTTGTAGACCAAGGCAATGGTGTCATCGAACTTGTTGGGCTCGCCTGTTCGACGGATGCCAATGATGTTGACGTTCCAGTTTCCGGAAGTGAAAATTCGGTAGCCCTTGGCTTTCACTTTCTGTAGTAGCAACGGTATCATTCGACTGCCTTCAGTACACGTTCAAGTAATTCCTCATACTTCTTGGACATCAGGCTGAGTTGAGCCCCGTACTTCTTGTTCTGAAATATGAGGTAACCAATGAATAGCCCGGTGATTCCAAGATCAATTAACTGTGCGACGAACTCAGACTCCATCAGCCTAAGAACTCAATGAGCAATGGCATCACAACGACCAGCACCAGGGTAGCACCCTGCATCTTGAAGAGTATTCGCGAATGATACTTCACTTCTACCTCCAAGTCTGAGATACGATTCTCACTAACCTTACCTTTGTTTTCAAGTACGGCAGCGCGAACTTCTAGGTCTGATACCCGTCTTTCCATTCTACAGTTTTCCCCGCAAAAACCAAGCCTTTGATACTTCATCCGCCTCAGTAAATGAATCAGGCGTTGAAATGCTGTAACCTATATTATAGGTTTCACCCGCTGGGCAGGCGTCAATCAGGGCAAGATTTCTGGTCTTCGTACACTCAATTAAAACACGGTCAGAATAGGTAGATGCCCGCGAGGTTGTGCCCATGTCCACACCCCAAAGCTCGCCGGCCTCAACGGCTGAAACCGCCGCTTGTGCTGATGTCGGGCTACTGCAAACGATTGTGATAATAGTCATAGCGTTGCCCTATGTTGTACGGGCTGAAGATACATGCGGATTTTCTTAATTCGAATCTCGCCCTTGCCGCCTGTGCCTGAATTCGTGCCGAACCAGAGCGCCACATGCCAGAAAGGAGTCAGGGTCTGGTCACTAAATTTCGTAGAGTTATCAAACATTTGCTGATTCAGCATACACATCCCAGCGAAAGGAGTGGTGTTGTCATAGCTGCCAGCCTGGATGTTGCATCGTCCGTAAGGCCCAGAGCCTGCTTCTTTTCGAAGTGGAGAAGTGGCATAGACAATAGCGTTGTGTGCCCCGGCGCCGCCTCCACCAGACTGATTCTTCCACATCGAGGTGCCTTGCATTCCAGAATTCGTATTGGTGGACTTGTAGCCTGAAGTATACATATTGGTACGGGTAGAAGTCGCCGGATCTCCGCCGTAGTTTTTATACACTTGAGCGGCTGACCACATTACGCTTGATGAATGTACGGGGTTTCCGCCTTGATCACTCGGAAAGCCTGCCAGCCCTGCCAGGCATGTCAGGTATGTGCCTTCGGCACCCGCTACTGATCCGCCGGAGATTGGCCCGCCATTCGAGGTCGCAAATTCTACCTCTATTTTAAACTGGACTGCTTCCGGTTCAAACTGATTATCGGTGGCCCCAGCCGGCTTCGCAATGCCCGCATCTTCCCACGGTTTAATGTGGATGTCGCGTGCCATGAAAAGACCTCTCATCTGAGTTCCCACGATTCGCATGTCTGCATTATTCGTTACAAAATGAAGCTCATCTCCACCAATACCAGATACCTTAGAAAGGGTAGATCCCACGCCTGCCGCGCCGATTCCTGTGCTGATGGTCCACCCATCCGTCGGGTCTAATGGCAAATCGATCCACTCTTTCCACTCGTTTCCGCCGCCGCCGCCAGCGCCGCCGCCGCCGCCGCCTGCGGCTGGCTGATGAAGCCCGTCATGCTTACCCCCCAAGGTTGTCATGGAGTCTAGGTTTGATGTTGGCATCCTATACCCCTTTGGACAAGAACTGCGCAGACACGTTGAAATCACCACCTGCGCCAATAGTCACATTAGTGAATCGCAAATAAAGCCGCGTACCTACGCAGTAGACAGCAACAACTCCTGTTCCCGTTACGGTACTCGCCGCGCCCTCAGCCCACGCCTCGAATGTGGGGTCCCACCAGAAAGGGGTGACATCAATAGTGTCGGCTGCCCCTGTTCCGTTTGCGGAAACCATAACCATTGCTTCCGTTACGTCTACTGTGGGATATTCAACACCCTGAGTGACGAGTGTGGGTATGCCTGTATCAGCAGACACGCCTGTTGCGTAAGTGGTTGGGGTGATTCTAAAGTTTCTTCCCATGTGTGCACCTTCCTTCAATCATATAGACTGAGTCAACTCAATAACGGTATTGTTGTAACCTACCCATAACAGGAGAGAAACATGGCTAAAGTACAGAGGCTTGGGCAATTGGTCAAGACCAGCAAGAAAGACTTCGTAAAGAATCTTAGAACCACCCTATCAAAAAGCGAGGGGGCTGTCTCCCCAAATATAATTCCACAAGGGGAGCAACCCAAAGAAGCTCGCACGGACGTAGAGAGAGAGGCCGCGAAGAAACAAAAGCAAGCATTAGCCGCAAGCCCCGAAGTTTCCTACACAATCAGCGATGAAGAGCGCATGATGAATCATGTTATTGGTAAGATGCGCTTAGGGCGCGACCTAACCACAGAAGAAGAAACTTTCGTACAAAAAATAATTGGAGATTGAGATGGGATACTTTGGAGCAAGCGACGACGAGCGAGCAGAGCGCCGAGCCGCACGAGAAGAAAGACTAGACGAATACCGCGCTAGCGATGCGTATAAGGCGCGCTGGGCAGACAGTATCGACAACCCAGCCGCACCATTCATGGATAAAAGCCCGGAGGAAATCCAAAGCCTTATTATTCACATGGCCCAACTCCTAAGGGTTTCGGGCAAGGTAACAAAGGGTGGAGGTCTCGGGCGGGAGCAATTCCTTGAAACGCTTGGAGAGCTTGAAGCCGCCAAAGAGACAAAGCGCCGGGAGCTTTTGCAGGAGAGCGAGCAACAGCGCCGGGAGCTTTTGCAGGAGATTGAGGAAGACATGGTGTATTTCCAGCCACAGGGAGAAGGGGACATTGCCGTTGAGGAAGACCCAAAGCCAACCAGAGGCTCAAGCCGAACAACAGCCACACCAGAGAAACTAGAACATCTGCCCCCATCCCAATTCGACAAGGTCGAGCGTCGTATTGAGGTCACAAAGCCAGAACCGACCAACAAGAACCAACCCTCCGGTAGCAAAAAGAGGGACACCAAGGGCGACAACCTCCACTTGCTGGTAGACGGACCCACGCTTACCGAATCTCCTGCGGAGAAGGCTGCGAGTGAGGCCCGCCGCAAAAAGGTAATAGCGGAGTTGGAGGCCGTTATGGACGAGGCCAAGAAGGCAGAACCCAAAGCAAAGAAAGCCCCCTCCCGCACTACGAACCCCAACACCCTCCGACGGTAGGGCCATGAACACAGAGAGTGGGGTGTAGTTCAATCGGCAGAACGCCTGACTGTTACTCAGGAGGTTGTTGGTTCAAGTCCAGCCGCCCCAGCTTCTCACATAAGGAGACTACCTTGAAGACATTTGAGTTTACGTTCAAAGCGGTTGGCTACGGAGCCGACGCAGACGAAGCGCTTGAGAATATACTGACCTCCATAAAGGAGAGCCCGGAAGGAACCATTGAACCAGACGTAGTGTTCGAGGAGATACCCCCCGACGCCGCCTGCCTTGCCCTCCAGGAAACCCTAAGGACAGTCTCTAAACACATGCTTCCTTGGAACACCGCCACCGGTAAGGCGTAAAGGCAAGCCAGTACCGCCAGACGTAGCGCACTCTAATGACAAGACAGTTGTTTCTATACTAGTAGAGTTCCTAGTAACCATACGTATTCTACTAGTGGATACTGTTGCTATAATTTAATTAACCACAGTTACAACAAGCAAGATAATTAACAGTTGCTACTAGTAAGAACCCCAGTGACATACGTATAGGTACCAGAGGGTAAAGTGTTATAGGTCCTGTATCCTTGTCAAGGGCAAAAGCAAGCTGGTTTTACAAAGTATTACTTTTAGATACAACCAGTGACCTACGTGTAAGGACTAACCCCAATCGCAATACCCCCATTACGGAAGACGCTCTTCTTGTATTCAGTATATTTTTTATGAGAGGTGTATAGATACTAGTAGTATGGGGGCATGGGGGGGCGTGCACGGGTGCGGGGGCGCGCGTACGGGGGCGTGCGCGTGTGTGTGCCCGCATGCGCAAGCGCCTGCCCACGTATGTGTGCGCATGTGCCCACGTATGCCTGCGTGTGTGTGCGCATGTGAGCGTATGTGCGTGTACGTGTGTGTGCATGTACGTATGTGTGCACGCAAGCGCCTGTGTGTGCACGTGTGGGTGCCTGTGTGCACGTGAAAGGGTGATTTATGCCGATTTTGACACTATTAGACCCTCTCCTACCGGTATCCGCACCGCATTAGAACCCCCTGCATAGCCCGTAAAGCCCTATAGCTGCCCCGTGAAGGCCCTTGTCAGTCCTTAGGTATACCATGACATAGGTTTAGCCCCTTGCGAGCCCTTGAGAGGCCTTGTAGCGCTTGCTTTGCCGAAACCAGGGTACCAATAAGGCCCAGAACAAAAAAAAGGCCCCACCCGGATAGGTGAGACCTTGAATTCTGTTAGCTACTTTATGGAATAAATAGCCAAGCTATTGCAGCTACGTAGGCCATCCACAGCAGAACCGTGGCAGCCATAAGCACCGCTTTCATTGAAGCTTGGCCATCTGCGCTTGAATAGCTGTCATCTGGTCAGCAAGTGCTTTCAAAAGCTCCTGGTTGCCTGCCTTGGGCGCTACCTTGCGGCGTTGGGCTTTACGCCTTTTGTCGCTGTCGTACTCGATAGGCTTTGCTTTGGGTGCTTTCTTTGGTGCTTTCTTAAGCGATACCTTAGGCTTTACTTTGGCCTTAGGCGCTTGCTTTGGTGCCTCTGTCAAGATGAGACCTCCGTCCGTCGAACGGCTAACGCCCCAAGCCTCTAAGGTCGGCGTGTTGTGGCCGATAGACTCCCTAAATAGCTGCTTGTCATAGCTACGTGAGCATTGGGAAGCATCTTTGTGGAGCATGCTAAACGAATGCCCTCCACGGCCTCGCATAAGCCGACCGATAGCCAATTCTCCGCTTTCGAATAGCTCGATAAGCTCATCGAGATCCTCCGCAAGGGCTTCGCCGCAACGACAGCAAACTAATTCCCCCTTAGGGAATGAATCTACAATATCCTCAATGGCTAACAGGCTTTGCGTCTGCTCTTTTGCTCGTCTAATTACTTTTCTCATTTTGTCCTACCTTTTAGGGTTTCCATCACCCGGTTTTGTCTGGCCGGTCATCGGCTGACAGCCTCAGCTTATCACTATCCGGCGAAAAAATTCAAGTTCTTTTGGTGCGCATTATGCGCAGGGAAAAGCCGCGTGTGTGCGCGTAGTGTCAGGAGACCGCCCGCCCCCATGCCTATGCATGTGTGCATGTGTGCATGTGTGTGTGTGCATGTGCGTGCGCCTGCATGTGCGCCTGCGCCTGTGCATGTGTGTGCGCGCCTGCCTGTGCGTGTGCGCGTGTGCGCCCGCTCGCCTGCCCGCGCCCGCTCGCGCCTGCGCCTGCGCGCCCGTGCCCGTGCGCGGGTGTGCGCCTGCGCACTTATATAATAGACACACACAGACACACACAGACACGCGCCTACTTATAAAGTGAAGGCAAAAGAAAACCCCGATAGCTCAAGGACAATTGCTACCGAGGTCTTCTATCTAAGGAGTCGAGCGATGGACTCTCGAAACCTATAACATATCTTATAGCTGCTAACTATAAGTCTCACCTTCTTTAGGTGGAGTAGGTACGGACTGGTCTACCAGAACACCAGCGAAAAAAGCATTGGCCTCCTTATCAGACATTGGTCGAACCACCTTAGCTATCCACTTAAGGAAAGCTCTCTTCTCCTTAGGTGTCAGCCCTTCCATTAGGCCACCGCCTTGTCAGCTTCGGATAGGTCTTCTTCTTTAGAGGGTACTGTCTCGACATCTACGCTAACTGCTACAGTAGGGCCATCAGCTTTCCACTCCTTAGGCTGCGCAGTAAAGGCAACACCAGTAGCCTTCTCTTCTACCGACCAGTTCTCAGCATAGGTAGAACTACCAAAGAACTTAATCTTCATAGTCTTTACCTCTGTAAAAGTAACTGTTGCTACATAAGTGTGTGTGACTGGCTTGCCGTCCAAGCCTCTGATTGACCGACTGATTGTTTTAAATCCCATGATAATCTCCTGATTATAGTTTTGGGGTTGTTGGGTTGGTGAGATTACGGCTCTCACCAGGCCGTCCCTTCCCTACTGGAAGTACATTTGATTTACTTGCTTAGCCTTAGCTGCCAAGACTGGAACCAAGACACCGGCTTCCTTCTCTAAGGTAGCTGACTCAACCTCGTCCAAGAGACCTTCCCAGGCTCCTCTTGTAAGAGAGTTTACTAATGATTCTAAGGTGTTACCTTGTTCAAAGTCATACCCTACAGTAAGGGCCTCGACCAGAACCTTGTCGGCAATAGCCTTGCCAATCTCTCCCTCTTGAATACCATAGTCAAGAGCATCAGTAACAGTCTCGAATCGCTGGCCCCAAAGCTCTACCTTATTGATAGGGGTTTCATTTAGATAGCCCCAGTCCTGAAGGAAGACATTGAAGCCAGCCTTTAGTGCTTCCATGTGAGATAGCATAGTCTCTTTGACATGAGAGACATCTCCCATGTGACGAATCCGGAAAGTCGGAGCATACTTCTCATCTAAGATAATGAGATTCAAGCAAAGGTTACGGAAGCTAATTCCACCACCGTTGATTGACCCCTTACCACTATCATTAGTACGGAACCGCATACCTACTTTGAATACGTCACCGGCTGCCAAGTCAGTGATAGTCTCCGGCATCCATAGGGCATCAAAGGTTACATTAGTGGTAGCAGGATTGTATGTTAGCTTACCTTTAGCACCAGTGAAGTCAATGCCAGCAGCTAAGTTAGCAGCTATCTCGTCGGCATCTACTACTGCATAGTTAGGGCTGACCACACCAAACACTGACCGACCGTCACCGTTCAACCTTGTCCTTAGGTTTATAGTAGCGTCCTTATCTGCTTTGACTACTTGCTTGTTCCATACATAGGCTCTAACGTCAGGGTCTAATGCCAAGAACTGGCGATAACCTGAAGGGAATAGCTGGTCACTTCGAGTACCTGTTAGGGTGTGAGGCGCTCGCATCTTACTTAGTAAGGCATTCAATCCCGCTTCCTCTAAGAAGATAGGTGCCTCACCAGGAATGTTCAGACCACCATCGTCATTCATAAGCAAGTCAGAAGAGAATACCTCTAAGTCTTCTCGCTGTTCTAATCGGACAGTAGAAGCCAAAGCCTCCAAAGCCTCCTTAGCTTCTGGCATATCACTGAACGAGCTTCTAAACTCACGGAACCTTTTGTTCCCATCGTCCCTTACTCTTGTTCCCTTAGCAAAGATAGGGGGAGCATGAGAAATACCCATAGCAACTAAGGCTTCTTGATGACGGTCAATACGGTCCACCGCAATCTGGCTTACACCCTTTCCAGTTACCTCGTTACCATGAGAGTTAGAATAAGGCTTGAGTTCGCCGCTTTCGATTGCCTTGTTGACAGAGTCTTTGTACTCTTGAGAAGGTACATAAGGCACCGTCTCATCACCGCCTAAATGGTAAGCCTGCTCTGCTTCGTTCGTATCTACCTCATCTTCATCATCATAGTTATCTTCAGTAGAAGTAAACTCATTGACCGACTCACCAAGGGAATCCATGGCATCGTTGGTGGCCTCATAGTTATCTTCAGAGGTATCTGAATCTCTATCAGGTACAAAGCGCAAGTCCTTGTTGAATCCTGAAGCTGCGAAAGTTTCCATAGCCTCTACCGTAGTACCAAAGTACTGTACTTCTCCTGTCCTATCATTTACAAGTCTCATGATGAGTCTCCGTTGGCCGTAGCCGGTTTGGTTTGGTTTGACCGTGACATCCACTGCCCCGTTCAGTCCCTTTATAACGCCAGGCTATCAGAAAAGTCAACAAAATAGTTTGGACAGGCTCTCGGTACAACGAAAAAAGTTTTCCACAAAATGTGTGTGTATGTGTGTTGAGTGTGCATCTGTGTATATGCTTATGCATACGCTCTTGTACCTGTGTATGTGCGCACGTGTCTATGTGTATATGTGTGTGTATATGTATGTGTATGTGCGCGCTCGCCTGTGCCTGCGCACGCCCGTGTCTGCGTGAGGCAGTGTGCCTGCATGCTTGACACACACAGACACACGGACACACACACTGCTAGAAGAAAACTCCCCACAGAAGTATGAAGGAGAACACTACAGTAGCTAATGGAGAACCGCTCTCCATTGTTAGGGCTCCCTGAATTACTATCCCCATAACTAAACAAAACCCTAACATAGCTTTGGAAAGCTAATGCAGGCACCTCTTAGGTTAGGGTCCTTGAATAGAGAGTCAGGAGGTAGGCTGATAATGATGCGGTTTAGTTTATCATTGACCGTCTCCATGTCTAAGTTATTGTAAAGGTTATACTTTCTTTCACAGATACCACACTGCCAGACTTCATGCGTATCAGTTGTATCTACAATAGAGACGTTGCTATGCCTAAGCTTCATGCCTTCAATGAAGGCCCTACGTTTCCCTTCCATGATTACCTCCTATGGATTGTCTGGAATAGATTGTAGCTTAGCTTGAACCTCAGACAAGGAGTCAACCAAGTCCACTATCTTGCTTTCAAGGGAGAGCTTTCCGCTTCGGCTGATACTCTTGACGGGTCCTGTTCCTAAGAGCAGCCCCACTACAGTATGCAGTTCGTCTTGAGAGTATCGTATGCGATCCCAACCAAAGACTTTGTAGGGGTGTTCGCCCTT